TTAGAGCACCACCTTGACATGGTGGGGGTCGTTGGTTCGAGTCCAATCGCGCCTACCAAAAATTCCTTTAGGACTCAATGAGTTATCGGAATTTTTGGTTGTCTGGGGAAGAATCAGGGAAGAATTCGTCATTGCGTCTTCCAAAAGCAGTCGTTCTTCTCCTCCGTCCATACCGGGTATCCATCTCGCGTATGTCTCCAAAAGCATCTTAATACTGTGGCCTGCCTGGGCCGCAATATACGCTGGATTGACGCCGCGCATCAACGCGACAGTGCAATACGTGTGTCTTGTGGAATATGGTCTTCGCTTTCGGATACCTAACCACTCTAATACCGGCTTCCAGTAGTGATCCCGTTGGCTACGTTCATCATGCCAAGGCAGGCATGTTACAGGATTCTCGAAGATATCGACGAATTCACCGTCGTCATCGCGTTTCAAATACGTGTATTGTTTCATTGCATTCAATGCTTCTACCGCACTGGTGACAAGATCAACGTCACGCTCGGAATGTGTTTTTGATCCATCTCGCTCACTCCCTTTGAACGTCCGCACCCGTTGAACACGAATTGTTCGATTTTGAAAATCGACATCGCTCCAGCGCAGCGCAATAATTTCTTCCGGTCGCATGCCGGTATAGAAAGCGAACGTGAAATATGCCCACACGCGACGGTCGTAGCGTTTTGCCATCGATTCCAAGATGCGATCACGTTCCTTGGTTGTGAGTGGGTCGGGCAACTTTTTTACCACTTTTCGGTTTCTAATACCGATCATCGGGTTGTCAACAGATCGACGACCTGCATATTCTCGCCCTGTGTATTCAAATTCAAAGATGCCTCTAAGTGCTACCAAATAGTTATTGTGTGTTTTTGGGGAGGGCCAATCGTACTTACCAATCCTCGACGCCAGCAATTGATACGTCAGTTTTGACATATGTGTGTTGGCTCCGAACATTTTTTTCCAAAAACGGATTGCCGTTTGATATTGATCAAGCGTCGCTGGCTCAAGCTGGCCCTTTGAGTCCATCCACATTTGCGCCATTCCCCCGAAAGTGTCAGGTGTGTCTTGTTCGGCCTTCGGGGAATCAGGGAAGAATACCGCATAGGTGAAAGTACCTGTCGCTATCGCATGGCGAACGTCTATTGCCAAGCGATGAGCGTATTTAATATTCCCGGCTGTCGGTTTTGCGATCTGCCCGTTAATGCGCAAGGTTTCTTTGCATGGCTCTCCGTTTTCAACAAACGAAATGCGAATGCTATTTTCACGTACCTCTACGCCGCTGCCATTTCTACCCATTGTGCATATCCATCCATATCAATTAACACGCGTCCGTCTGGCGAACGCTTCCATTCCCGATTCTCGACCCACACTCCATCTTCGATCTTTTTCCGAATCGCTTTTTCGGTGAATCCGGTTTTCACCGCTGCGAGTGCAACGGTGACATACCTTGCCGATGTAATTACAGGAATTGGCCCTTCGTCGGGCTGTCCTATCAAATCGGTCAGCGCCTTGGCGAATCGAATCACAGCATTTTCATTCATGTAGTTTCACCAACCGCAATCCCGCGTGAAACGCCGTCCAGATCGCGGTTCGGTCGCTTTCATTTGCGCTTTCAGCCAAAGTGTTTATTTGCTCAACAGTTCGATAAAATTCACGTTGTTTGACTGTCGCCTCGCCAGCGCCAACATCGCAACTGTCTGCAATGGTGCTAGGCTTTGTTCCTTGTGTTTTGTTTTGCGTGGTAAATCGCATCAATATTGGCTCTACCACTTCTACGATGCGGCTAGAGTTGCCGTCGGTCGGTTTTTTGAGCATGTCTTTCCCGCTTCTCTGTGTCTGTAAAGTTGCCTACGCTTGGCTTCCATCTTGGTGCCGGTCGTTCGGCAATAGTGCAATTGCTGGTTTGACGAGGCGCTGAATTCAACGCCGCGATTGCCTCCCCAGGCAAAAATCTCGGTTAGATATAGCGAAAAACCGTATATCGTTAAATCTGTCGTTGAACCTTTCAACCTCCGCTGACCATTCGGCAGGTATGCCCACTTTTCATATCCCTCTTTTGTAATCCCTTCGGTGTGCAGTTCTGGTAGGTACCGCTCCTTGAAGTACAGATGCCATACGTGATCACTATATGTACGTCTTTCAACGTAGACCTGTTGCTCGATATCCTTTAGTGGCCCTGCCCACATAAGCGCGTTCTGATCCAGCTTACGAGTCTTAATTTCCTCTCGCAGCAGGAATTCGACCGGCATATCCGCGTCCAGCGGCACAGAATTCAATGCTTTGATAGCCATGTCACGGTGCCTTGCACTTAACAGCCGGATTGAACGCGTTGGAAATTTATACCTATCCACAGAATCACTCGATGTGCAAACGGAGAAACATTGATTAGTTGAAGCTGGTAGCCGCGAGCCATTTGCGAGCAATTTCCTGCGTTACATCAAAACAGTCAGCAATTACCAAGATCATTTCATCAGCGGATGGTGCAGTGGGAATCACGCAATCCAAAAGATCGCCTACCGGCGTAGCCTGATTTGTTGGCATGACTGCGCCAACATCAATTTCTTCGACATGCAATTCCACGGCAGCAGCAACAGTGTTTGTGGGGTGATGTCTAGCTCTAGCATAGTTGTGCGATGATGTGGCTTTCGCTTCGTTACGGGTGCGCTTCATATCGTCAAGTTGGCGCTGCAACTCTGCCTTTTGTTCTTCGATTTTGCGTGCTTCTTCACGCAATGATTCCAGTCGCTTGTTTTCGGCGGCCAAGGCTTCTTGACGCGCTGCGTCTTCATCCTCCCGCTCGATTGCATCCATCATCAACGTGGTGAGCCTATTAATGACTTCCGCCTTTGCTTGATCTGCGGCGTCGATAAACTCTTCAAATTCATCTTCGGTGACTGCAAGAGCGTTGACCTTTTCAAGAACCGCCTTGATGCCTATTGATCCCGTCTTTTCGCAGCCATCTGCCATCAAGTGAATAGCGTTAATTCTGATGTCGATCAGTTCGACGCGCGCTTTTTCCTTTGCGATACGCTCTTTTTCTTCGCGCTCAATTTTTTCGTCGTAGTCCTTACGCAATGCGAGCAAGCGCTTTTCTTCGGGAGAGATAAGTGCAATCAACCGATCTTCTTCTTGGATCACTGCCGCACAAAATGCGTTTGGTTCCTCGCGTGCCGCCTTGCCTACTTTTTCAATGCTCACTCGTGTATCACGCAGAGTCATATATGCAGAGTGGCATTGAGCGCGGCCATCGATACTATTGATGGTAACGATGGATACAGACTTGAGCACCAATTTCTTCAATGTCTTTTCAGTCGCTTTTGAGTCGAGCGCCTTGTTAGCCTGTTGCGCGACGGTCAGTTGCGCAACGGGTTTGATGCCTCTCTTTGGTAGGATTGCTGGATGGGGAGTGATCGTTTGAATATTCATTACCGCGCTCATGCTGCTTCCTTTGCTTTTAATTTGAGTAACTTCACAATAAGATTGACTTCGCCGAGGAATGTTTTCACTTCCTTTGCCAGTCGTGCTATGTACAGCTCATCGCGATATACACGCGTCATGAATAGTCGGAATTCCTTTGGTGCTCGTGGGTCGTAGGAAACGAACAGACACCACTGGCGTCCTGTTACCCACAATTGCCCCTGAACCTGGGGAATATGTTCATCAGGCATTTTTCCGGTTTGCCATGTCCTCATGTGGTTCATGGGATTTTTCGGGCACTTTGATTCGTATGTGCCGTCGCTACCTATTAGGCCGTCAACGGATACGCCAACCCATCGCCAAGTTGGGTGCCAAATAAATCCGACCTGTTGAATGAATTCCCCAGTCCTGATTTCGGTTTCATCGCGGGCGAATGGTTCGGCGTCTTGCCCCCAAATCAAGGCGGCGGCGATTGGCCCCTCGATTGGAGCGTTGTATAGCCGCTCTACTGCCATTTGCATCGCGAGGTCGGATCGAACCTTCATGTACTTGCCGTTTTTGTCGGGCATGATGTCCGCAAGACGCGATCCGGTAAGATGCCCTGCACGCTCCATCTTCCATTCAGGTGTGCCTTGCTTGGCAGTCGATACCCTCATTGGTATGACGTTATGCATATGACGGTTCCTGGGCCATAGCAAAGATGCGATCGCGATTGTTCTTGCCAACTAGCGAGCGATCCTCCTTCGACATTGCTCTCCATACATCGGCAAATGTGTTTGCCCCTTTGCTTTTCGCGATGTCTTCAAGCTGCGCAATGAGTTGATCGCCCTTGATCGAAGGCTGTACTACTTGCGTCGCCGCTGCGATTTCGGCGGCGCTTTGTCTGCTGGTTTGGGGCGGTTGGATCGTGGCGTTTGCGCCGAACTCCATTTCCAAGCCTTGCGTTTCGTTAAGAACTCCCTCCAGACGGCCAAGTCGATCCGTTCGTGGCCAATACTTTGCGGCGCGTCTGATGCCGGTTTTCTTGACCATTTCGTCTTCCCAATCAAACCAAGGGCCAGTTTTTGCTTTTGAGAGGGCGCGAATTTTCGTGATTTCTTCGCCGCTGATTGGATCGACCATATAAGTACCGTTGTGGAGCTTTGCGATGGTCAAGCAACCCTTCAATTCGCCACGTATCGCTATTGGTGCAAACGGATCAAACGTATCCGGGTAAAAGGGATACTCGAATGGCCCTCTGTAGAGAATGCCGTCGTTTGCGCGCACGATTTCAGGCTTTCCTCCTAATATGCTTCCAGTATCGGTCGCGGTCTTCAAAATACCTTTGTATCCCACGTCCAGGCAGCATTCACCTCTGCGCGGGAGGAGATAGGCGAACTCAAGATTCTTATTCAGCGAAATACCAACAAGTGCCACTTTCAAAAAAGCTTTGCACACTGAATCCGCCGATATATTACGGAAGTGATCCGCATTTTTATCGAGTGTTTCTATAGCGAAGGCAGCTTCGCGCTGAAAGTTAACGATGTGATTGTCTACAGACGCGAGTTCAGTGAACTCTAACTCCACCTCTTGCAAGATGGGCTTCCATTTGCTTTCGTTCTTTGGTTTTACGGCCATTAAAATCTCCTTGTCGAAGCTCCGCCGACATTGGTTGTACTACTGGGAACTACGGGTAAATCCTGATGCCAATTCGCGGTTTGTTTTGCTTAGTGATGGCTTGATCGCGCTCGCTTTCAATTCCGCTCACGCAGCCAAAAATCAGAATGAAAATTGCTGCAATGACGTAGTCGATAGCAAGACTGCGCATATCAGCAGGTCTCTTCCATTTCTTCCGCAAGCCTGTCTTCAAGCTTCCGAACGAATTGGCCGCTGATCATTTGGAGAATGTCGGTGCCGACTGGGAGTGTCTTGGACACGTAATCGTCTTCGTCAGCATCGCCGGATGAAAAGGTTGTCTCATCGATTAGGGCTATGCGATTGATATAAGCCTGGGCGGGTATCGACGGCCAGCCTGGATCGCCGTTTCGACGCGTATGGCATCCTTGTTCAGCCTTATCAAAATCAAAAACGATCAGAGTCTTGAAATTGAAGCCGATAAGAGTGATGACCCCTTGATTTTCAGTGACAACCGAAATATCAAGTTCGGAAAACACTTCGCTTACGGTCAGGTTACGCATTTATCGATGAAAATTAGGAATAGGTAATAATTAGGGTAAATATTACCTAAATTTAATTTATGTTGCAATAAATTAAGCGATAGATTTGAAATATTTAGGGTTTGGCGCGGAAATGGTGCTGGAAAGACAAATATATTCGCCTTTGGAAACTTTATGGGCGAAAAAAAAGCCCAGATGGGCTTGTAAAGTGAAAAATCAACTAGGGAGTGTTAATAAATGTTAAATCTAGTTCACCATATTAACTTTCGGTAAGGCGTTGTCACTTTTGCAGATATAATTGTTTCAAATGTAAACTAAATTTACACTTCATTTACTAAGTGCTTACAATTGAGGTGTTGGATCACTATGGATGTGGCTGGCGCGCCATTGCGCTTTTGCGGCGATGGTTGCAAGTCGCGAAAGTTGAGAGCAAATGAGTCAAAACGAACAACAAGAACAACTTTTGGAGCTTTTTTCGATGATGAGCCAGCCAGCAAGGGATGGTTTAATCGAAATGGCAAGAATGGCGGCAATTTTTTGTCCGCTTACCCCAAGGCACGCAAAGGCGCAGGAAAATAAGGGGTTTGGGGTGTCAAATGACAGGGCGCGGTAAATAGAACCTGGGCGGCTGTAGCTTATGGCGAACAGTATTGCGTTATTCTGAATCTGGCTCGAAGGTACTTGTAAGGACATTGATTGCGGCCCGAACAGCGGCGGGCGCTCTCCTGTATGCGAACATGTGGCGCGTTTCAGCGTCGGTCAGCATCATTGGGTTGCACATTTGGGATTGACTGCTGATTGCTTCGCTTGCCTTGGTATCTTCTGCCTTGGTATTTTCCGTTTTAATGGGCTCCGGCTCCGTAAGTGGGGACGGCCCTATCCTTTCCAATAACCATTCCGGCGTAATTTCAAGTACCGAGCAAACTTTTATCAGGTATTTGCTGTCGAGATTTTGCGTGTCCCCATTTTCCCAGCCCGTGACCGTAGGCGGCGCTACTCCGACCAATTTAGCAAATTGGTTCTTCTTGTAACCTCTGAGGCGTCTAGCTGCGGTGAGCCGCGCATGCCATGTATCGATCCCAACACTCATATAAATTGCCGTTGCTTAAAAAACTGCGCACACTTGCCTAAAATATTTGAATAAATTACTATTCATAAATATTTTATTAAGCGAGCGCGAAGAAAGTAAGCATGAGGTGAAGAATTCACGCCTACGCGAATTTCAAAATTACTTTTAAAGTAATAACACGCTCAAAATAACACATCCTGAAGAAAAAGACCAGCTTGAACGAAATTTACTCCATTAATTATCTATTTGATAATTTAATTTATACCAATAAATTAGCCAACGATGCTGCTTTAGCACGCGAGCTTGGCGTATTTCCACCAACTATTTGTCGCATGCGCAAGGAACAGACTCAAATTGGAGCGACTTTACTCATTGCAATCCATGAGCGCTTTGATATCCCCGTTGCCAAGATCAGGGAAATGGCCGGGATGCCAAAGTATGAGCGTCCTGAAGCCGGGGCGCGAGTTCAATTTAAGCGTACCAGGGCGGCGCGCTAAATATGGCCCTTTCCGCAATGGTTTTTGATGCGCGCTTCAATGATATGTACCGCGAAGCGACGCACAACAGACCCGCAATGATCTTGCTACACCAGATGCGAGCGTGTCCAAGCAACCTTTCGCACCGCAGGGGTATGAAAAAGTCCATCGGGCAGTTCTCCATAGGGGACACGTTATGCATCACGTGTAGGAGGCGCTCGACATGAGCATTCTTCACGTAGTTTCCTGTTCGACCGGGAAAGATAGTGTTGCTACCTTGAAAGTAGCTATTGAGCGATTCGGGATCAAGAGAGTTCGTGGAATCCTCTGTGATACCGGCAACGAGCATGAATATGTTTTCGAGCACAGGCAGTATTTGGAACGCGTTACTGGGGTGCAGATCGTTATATTGACGGCGAACTTTGATGAAGAAATTGCCGCAAAGCGAATGTTTATCGCACGCGATAGACGATCACGCCGCATTTACGAGACAAAGCCAATATTTGAGGCTGACGGAACAACACCCGTTCCAAAGCACGACGGATGCGGAAATATCGTTACTCAACGGGTTCGCCGTGCGGGTGAGTATGTTCACGAGCCAGTGCAGAAGACGGTGAAGATTGGAAGCGGGCGGCGTGCGCGCTGGACGAATAAAGCGAAACGTAGAGCGTTGGCAGTTTTGCGGCCAAGCGGTAATCCATTCCTCGACTTGTGTATGTGGAAGGGCCGATTTCCTAGCCGTAAGGCCCAGTTCTGTACGGAGCATTTAAAGCGAGACATGGCCGTTGCATACCAGCTTGAACTGATCGAGCAAGGACATACGGTTGTTAGTTGGCAAGGCGTAAGACGTGACGAATCGCTCAACCGGCGCAATGTGAAGAAATTTGAGCGGCTTGACGCACACCTTTACGTTTTTCGACCGCTGGTCGATTGGACTGCCGAACAGGTATTCGCCTATGCCGCGAAGCACGAGATTGAGCCAAACCCATTGTACAAGTGTGGAATGAATCGCGTTGGATGCATGCCTTGTATTAACGCAAGTAAGGCCGAAGTCAAGGAAATTGCCATCCGCTTTCCAGAGCATGTGGAACGTATCGCTGACTGGGAAAAGAAAGTCGGAGCTTGCAGCAAGCGCCAAGCTGCGACATTTTTTCCAGCGCCAAGTCGAGGCAAAGCCTTTAACGACAGGAGAGCCTATGCAAAAAGCAACGACGTTCATGCGGTGGTTGAATGGTCAAAAACGAGCCACGGCGGACGGCAGTATTCGCTGTTGGATACGTTGATCGATCCAGCCGAATGTTCCTCATCATATGGTCTTTGCGGATGAGACGATCATCACTTAGCCGAAAGACACCGTTAAGGCGCTCGACAATCCGTATCAGGCGTGATGTCGCCCAACTGAGCGTGAAATGCTCACCAAGGCCGAAGAGGTTGCAGACGCGGCAACGCGCAGTAACAGCCGATGAAAAGAATCTTTGGAGTCGCATGGCCGCGCTGGTTGGCTGCATCGCGTGCCATCTGGATGGACGACCCACTGATTACGTATCGATACATCACATCGACGGAAGAACAAAGCCAGGTTGTCACAGATTGGTTTTGCCGCTCTGTGCTGGTCATCATCAGGACGGCACCGGCAACGACAAGGAATTAATCGCAGTACACCCATTCAAGGCCCGCTTCGAGGCGCGATATGGGAGCCAATTACATTTGCTGCAATTGGTGATGAATATGATCGAAAACTAGGGGTAACGAATATGCAAAGCACTGAAGCAAACAGCGCCTTTTTCGATGGTGCTGACTACTCTCCGATACGCGATAACAATCGCCTGTCCAAACAGTTGGATCGTGTCTTCACATTGATGAAGGATGGGCAGTGGCGAACACTGCGCGAAATATCCTGCAAGACCAAAGACCCGGAGACCAGCGTAAGCGCACAACTGCGTCACTTGCGCAAAAACCGCTTTGGCGCGCACGTGGTAAAGCGCAGGCATGTCCGGCGTGGTCTGTACCAGTACCAACTTGTTGTGTCGGAGTAGCCATGAGCGATACGCAGTCGGGAGTGAAAAATTAATGGCTGGCGAATGGCTGAAGATGGAATGTGCAACTCCTGATAAGCCTGAAGTGTTTGCTATCACTACAAAAATGGGTTGGGATGACCCTGATTTTACTGTTGGCAAATTGTTCAGGGTGTGGCGCTGGTTCGATCAACAAACCGTTGATGGTAACGCTGTGAGCGTTACCTTAGCGTTACTGGATCGGATTTTGTGCGTTAGCGGTTTTGCGCAGGCGATGGTTGATGTCGGTTGGTTGCGCGTTACCGATGTTGGCCTTTCGCTGCCGAATTTCGACAATCACAATGGCGCATCGGCAAAAAAGCGCGCTCAGACAGCAAAGCGTGTAGCGAATCATAAAAGTAACGCTAGTTCTAACGCTAATGGTAACGCTGTGGGTAACGTGGTTAGTAACGCTGTTGGTAACGCTCTGAGCGTTAGCGAAGCGTTACCTAAAGAAGATAAGAAAAGAGAAGAAAAGATAAAGGTCAAAAGCACTGTCGAGCAAACAGCCCTCGACCAGACGATTGAACAGATTTTTGCCTACTGGCAGAAGGTCATGGACTCGCCAAAGTCGAAGCTGGATACAAACCGCAAGAACTTGATCATGAGCGCGTTGGAGAACTATTCTGCTTCAGATGTATGCCACGCCATTCGTGGATGCAGCAAGACTCCGCACAATATGGGACAGAATAGTCGCAACACAAAATTCAACGGGTTGGACTTGATTTTGCGTAATGCCGAGAAGATTGACTACTTCATCGGCCTGGATGGTGTGCAGGCCCGTTCGAGCGCACCTGATTCGTTGGAATCCGCAAATGCGCGGGCGATGGCAGAGTTCTTAGGCGCGTCACCGCCCGCTGCTGATGATTCGCGAACGATTGATATGGAGTCGTTGCGATGACGCGCAGTGATCGTATTGCATTTGCGAAGCTGCTGGCCGCAACGATGATGGCCTACGGCAAGCCTATGCCGACAGGTGAATTGGCAAAATTCTGGTGGGAGCAGTTGTCGCCGTTTTCGTTAGCGACGGTTGAAAGTGCAATGGCTGGGTACCGCCTTGAGGAACGGAATTTCGCACCCATTCCAAATGCGATCATTGTTCGTTGCCTGGAAGCCGATGGCCGACCGAGTGCGGATGAAGCGTGGGCAATTGCCCTGCAAAGCTGCGATGAAGTTGCTACGGTCATTTGGACGGAAGAGACAAGCGCAGCCCTGGCCGATTGCAGATCAATCCTGAATGCGGGAGACAAGATCGGTGCGCGCCGCGCGTTCATAGAATCTTATACACGGGCCGTCCTGTCAGCGCGCAGCAGGCATCTACCAGCCAAGTGGTTCGCCTCACTTGGTACTGATGCGGAGCAGCGCCAGCTTGCGCTTACGAGTGCGATTGATTCAAACAAGATCAAACCGAACAAAGCCTATGCGCTGCCATCGCCAGAACCAAAGCCATTGCTATTGCCGGGTGTCTCCGTTGAGGCCGAGTTAGAACGCAGACGACAGAACCTTGCGCGGGTCAAGCAAATGATTGCAACGCTGGAGCCGCCCGAAGCGAAACTAAGCAGGTTGCGACAGCAGAGGCAGAGGGAAAGGCATGAAGCAGATCGTAAAAGCAAGGAAAAGGTAGCGCGGTTGGTTGCGCAATTTACCGGAGAGGAAGGCGTGAATGAGTCGGTTTGCACAAATCGTGAAACAGCTTCAGCAGGACATTAAGGGTGACTTCGTACCAGTCAAGCGGCGTCGATTCAAATTGTCACCGACCGCGCATTTGGTACTGGCGTTTTTGAAAGCAAACACCGCCCCGATAGCTGGCATGAAAGCCGTAGATGTCGCAGAGCGCATGGAGTTGTCCGTTACGGAAGTGCGTACCGCGATGTATCGGCTATCAAGATACAACCTGATCTATTCAAAAAAAAGTAAGGCGTTAAAGGGGGCATCGAGACTATGGATAGCGAATTAGAAAAGTGTCCCTTGTGTATCGCGAACGGCGGACGATTCACCAAGTCAGCGCATTGCTGTCAGGTGCGAAAAACGGCTGATGCGCCAGCGCATTCGCATGCTGGTGTTTTCGAGGCGATGCGATTAAGGGATGGCAAACATGCGGTCAATCAGTTCATCAGGCAAGTCAACGCGGAACTCGCGCATCGCCGCGAGCGAAAAACGAAGATGGTCGATCAAGCAAGGGCGACCATGCGGAGAATAACAGGAGCCGGTAGTGGGAATTCCCGAAGAAGAGTTGAAGGATATCGTTGCGCAGGCAAAGGCAGAGATAGCTGAGGAACGTAGATGTGCGGCGGTCAAGGCGATGAAAATCAAACTGACTAGCCGTAAATGGTGGCACAAGGTTTTCCCTTTTAAATTTTCAATAACAAGGATCACGCATGATTGATATAAAACAAGTAGAAGCTGATGCGCGCAAGCAAATCGCCAATGAAAAGAAAGCCGAGGCAACCGCAGCGCTGACAGTTGCCATTCGCAAACTGTACGCCGCCGAGCAGGTCGTCAGAAACATCAATGCCGAAATTGAAGACTTGAAAGCAAGCATTTCCGATGGTTCCTTCACAGCATAAGCACTGGGCGCTACAGAGCCGCCCAATACCAGTCGCTTTCGCCGGGTGGGAATCGGATACCTATCGCCTTGGGCGAAGCGGTTGGCAGATAGCAACGCAAATTGATCCGCGTCGTATGCGTGACCGCTTTATGTTCCATCATCCTGGCGCGGGGGTCACAGCCACGGGATATCTGGACGAACCATTTCGCTATATGAATCAGGGGCGATTAATGCGTGGCATGGATGATCCAGTCGGGTATATCGAAATTGAACATATCGCCACGGTCGGTAATTTTCACGTGAGAGCGGTAAGCCTGGATTTGCGCAGCCACAAGCGGATCGATACCGATCCCTTGGCAGTCGAAGTGAATGAAGGCGAATTGCACCGGCTACCGTTATTTGCGGAACTGTTTGCGAATCGCCCGGAAACCCAGGAGTTGATTGTCGAACCGGAGGATGTACAGCAATTGCTAGATAAGATCGTCCGCTTGCAAGCGCCGGGAATGCGGGAGATTCGTGCGCGTGATCGAAAGCGCGAAGGCACGGAAGCGGCCAACAAGCAAGTGCATGCCCAAATCATCACTTTGAAAGCGGCATGACAATGGCCGTATTTAACGACCCACGGATTTTCAATTACCTGATATTGGCGCTATCGGCGTTGGCAGCGATCCGCTTGGGCTTTGCCGGTGACTATTGGCAGGCGAGCTATTGGGCGGGTGCGGTGATCGTGAACGGTGCCGTAACGTTTAAGCCTTGAGCAGATCAAGTGGCAAACGCGGCGATGATCAGCGGCTTTTGAAGTGTAAATCGATTACAGAAATTACAAAAACTAGCAACGCGGGATGGTGAATTTTGAAACAGAGAGCAAGCAATAGCGCGACACAGCGCCCGCGTCTTCAGCGACTTACCAAGGAAAATGCAGTACGGGCCATGAAAGAAGTGCTCGCTACAGTGACGACGCCACACGATTGCTACGACATGCGAAACAAGCTGGTGCGTAAAGGCTTGTCGTTTTCGCCCGAACAGTTGGGCACTTGGTTGCGCCAAATGGTTGAAAGCGGACTTGCCATAGCGCAGTACGTACCTGATGGTCAGTTTGAAAAGAAACTGGTCTTTGAAAAATCACACACAGATAGCGGGGAGAAAAAAATGGGCGACATGATTGAGATGTATCAAGAGCTTCGGCAAGCCGACAGCTTACGCCGCGCGGAGAAACGTGAAAGCGCTCCAGATCAACTTCGCGCACATGGCATTTCGTTCGAGGAGCGTAACCTGGGCGCGCACATTATCATCAACAACGATGGGCGACTTGTTGACTACTGGCCTGGAACTGGCAAGTGGATATCCCGCGCAGCCGACAAGAAAGAACGGGGTCAAAGCTTTGCGTCGCTCGCCAAATACCTTGGAATCCCGCATAGCAAAGGCCAGTTGCAATGATGAGAAAGCAAAGCATACCGACCTACATCTTGCGGGCAATCCGTCAACGCTTGGGACTGGATGAATCCGATGACATCATGGACGCTCGTATCGAAGCGAATTCGCCAATGCAACGACTGCGCGATGTCGCCGCGTGGGAGCTAGGCGATCCGGTTTGGGCGGATCGCTTCGTGACCTGGGCGAAAGATTGCGGTATGTCGATTGTGGATTCGAGGCATAAACCCTGAAGAATTTTCGAGCACAACTGAAACAATGCATACAATCCCGCGCAATTTTTGGGAGATATGCAATGAAGCAAAGTAAAACGAATCGAACTGGCAACGAGCATGCTGACAAGGTCGCGGCTTGTTGTCAGGCTTGGGCAAACTGGTGCCGAACGCGTGAGTTCTACATGAAACCGAGCGGCGTCAGTTTGTTGGGCCGTCTACAAGGACAATCGCCGCCCGAAAAGGGTGACCCAGTACGGACAGGATTGCCGCCGAACGCACGCAATGATCCGTTCATGCAGTTTTTCAATGGCGCTGTCCATGCGTGTAAGGACAATCGCAAATATGCAGAGTGGTTCAAGGCGTTCGATCATTTCTACAACCCTAAAAACTACCCGAACGCACAACTGGTCAAGCAGATATGCGTTTTGTTGGGTGCTCCGCGCAAGGGATGTGCTGATCCGGCTAACGTCAAGCCGGGCCATCCAGACTGGGAGGATTTGCCGCATCGAACCTACTACAACCGCGTGAAGAAATTCGGTGAAGCTGCATATGCGCTGGCGCCGTCGATTCAAAGGGCAGCAGAAAATGCTAACGCAGGTTTGGCGAGTGATATCAAGGAACGTCTTGCGCGTACTGCATTGATCAGTGAAAGCGCCTGAGCGATTAGAAAAAAACTAATCGGGTTAGAAATAAACTAACCCATATAGAATAAAGAGCGGTTCAAAGTGACTAATATAGTAATTCGCGGTTACAATAGCGTATTCTAATTAACTAACTACGAAGAGGGAAAAATGTCATACTCAAAAATGGCACTCGAAAAAATGAGGCAAGAGGAAGCGAGCACGCTGGAGCGTTTGAGCAAGATTCAGGAAACGATTGCAACTTTGGAAGACTTGGTTGAAACGGAAAATGATACCGAGGCCGAATCGACTAAGCCGACCGCAAAGCGTATTCCTCGGTCGAAGCCTCAAAAAGCTGCACCGATCACAACGAAGCGTATCTCTCGCACCAAGCCCGTAGTCAAAAATGCGGCAAAAAAGTCGGTAGCCACTAAAAAGACTGGTAAGGACACATTGCCGAGTACTGGAAGTGAATTTTGGCTCAGTCTGTTGTCAGAACCTGTGACTAATGAACAGGTAATGAGCGCCGCTCTCGCCACACCAGATTTCAAAGGCATCAAGATGACACCAAAGATGATGGAGAAATTGAGGGGGCGCTGGTCGAATTTCTCTAGTCAGTCCGGCAAGGACAAGGTAACGAAGGATGGACGTGGCAGTAGCGCGACGTTTGTTCGGAAGGCGTAATGCCCGGCGAATCCGGTTGCCCGATGTGCCAAAAGAATGGCAGATTTTAGGCAGCGACAAAATGGCACGAACCTGTCAAAATTCAGTCTCATTTCAGTAGATTGAAAAACTGAATCTGTAGAAAAGCAATCCAAAAAAGCCTCGCAAAAGCGGGGCTTTTTGCATTTCTGCGGCTGATTTAAATGTGCAACCACATACAGGAACAATATGCCGATTCAAGAAACAAATACCGCTACTCAGCCATCGCCAGCCGTGGCGAACGCTACCGCTACAACATCCGATACGACCACTACCTTGGCGACATCGACGCCAACGAGCGATACTGCGATCCCAGTCGCGACAACTGCGGTCGCTACGCCGCATTTGGACTTGCTGCAAAAGCTGGAAGACGACCTAGGCAGCACAGAGGCCAGTGTCGATGCTGCCGGAAGTACCGCCATCGCCGGTATCAAGGCTACCGTCGAATCCTTCATCGCCAAGATGCGCGCGCTGTTCATGGCGCAACACCCAGGAGAAGTCAATGATCAAGACAATGGTTAAGCGAATTCATCGCACGATGGCACGACCGCGCACCGTTGACGCCATCACCAAGCAGTTCAAGGACATGCACAGCGAACTGATTTTGCATGCGGATAGCCATCTGAGCGATGCCGCCAAGCATAAAGCGGTGCATGAATCGGCGGCAATCGAACACGATAAATCGGTTGCCGAAGCGACGCGCGCACGCATGGTGGCTGGCAAAATCGCCGGGCTGCTGATGTAGTGGTCGAGCTTAAATCCGCCGCGATCTTGGTCGCAGCGGTTACTGGAGTGGCAGATTAGGTATTGCAGCCGTGGAAACTCGGCCACATTTGCGGGTTCGATCCCCGCCTTCAGTATGGCCCGAAGCCGGATTGCCGACTTCGGGCCTTGTCCTTTCAAGAATGAGGATTCAGGTAATTGGAATCGCTATCCTTGAGGTGACATCGTTTCGCTGTCTCCTGTCACAGCACACAATTTTACCCCTCGCGTCAGCTTTGACGCCTTGCCCTGGTCGCAGCAATGCGCCGGGGCTTTTTTATTTCACATGCCGTCAATCGTATGAACCAGCCCGCTCCACACAATCCAACATGCCCGGTCGCTGCGCCGATCCGCTGCAAGAAGGCTCCTACGCCTCTGGCACCGATTTGCATCGAACCGATGACCATAGATTCCGCTCGTAACCCGGCAATGCCGTGGGAGCGCGCCGCAATCGAGGTCGATTCAGGCAGGGATGAAATTCTCTTGGAGTTGGCACACGGGATCAGCGTTGATGGCTCCGCACCACCAAGCGCACACGATGAGTGCCATGAACAGACGAAGTGGCGCGGCGCACGCCGGTCGCTCAATCGCCTGTTCGCCCTGATGTCGGAGTTGCCGGTTACCTCCGCGCATACCGCCAGTCTGAATTAGCGCCGAAGCAGCGCAACCCAGGCAAACATTTCCCCTATCAATCAGCGCAATAGGCGCGTAACTGGATGAACGCATGACACACCACGCCTCAAGTACCGAACACGTTGAAATCCCGAATGAAGCCGACCCGGAAGTCGCCAAGGCATTGACCGATCTGCATAAAGCTGTCGACGACAAACGCAAGCTGATCGATGTCGGGCCGGAATTGATGTCCGGTTTGGTGAAGTTCATCAAGGAAAATCGCGTCCAGCCGCGCATCATCAAATCAAAGTCGCAAGCCAAGCGCATGACTGCAAAAGACCCGGCTGGCTATCGCTGGCGTGTTGGCGAGCGCTACTTCATGCTTGTCGCCCGCAAAGGCGCGTAATGAGTGCGTGCGTACTACTGAGGCGGCAAGCGTTGCAGGATTCGATTGATCGCAGTCGCGATATCTCCAAGCTTTCCAGGCTGGTTGCGCCGACAAGCGCCTCTAACCACGTGAAAACCGCTCATAGCACGAAATGCCATCTCCTTCTTTATGGTGCCAAGCCTTCGCCGTCCGTCGAAGCGCTTGATCAAACGCGGGATATCGAAACACGCAGACGTGAGGCTCAACGAGTCGCACGCACTGTAGACAAACAATGCGTTGTGTTGACGACGCTCCATGTTGCGCCCGACAGAGTGCAAGCGCTGATTCTCGGTGGGAATGGCTCCTTGTCGTGCCGTGACCTGTCGCCGGATGAAGTGAAACCACATGTCAATAAACAAGGAAGTAAGCAAGAAACAGGCGATTGATTGGATTGCCATTGAGCGTGAGTACCGCGCCGGTATCAAATCGCTGCGTATGCTGGAAGCGGAGTTTGGCGTAACAGAAGGTGCCATCCGCAAACGTGCAAAGAAGGACGACTGGCAGCGCGATCTTGCTCCAAAGATCAAAGCCAAGGCAGAAAACTTGGTACGCACCGCAACGGTACGCAGCGTGGTACGCACAGAAACCGAGCTTTCGGAGCGCGTACTTGTCGATATCAACGCGCAAGTGCAGACCGACATCGTTCTGTCCCATCGCACGGATATTCAGCGCGCACGCAGGATCACGATGAGTCTCTTGGGCGAACTTGAGCACCAGACGGACAACCTTGACCTGTACACGCAGTTGGCAGAAATCATGTCCAGTCCCGACGATAAAGGTACGGACAAGCGCAACGATCTATTCAACAAGGTCATCAGCTTGGCGGGTCGATCTTCGACGATGAAGACGCTGGCGGATTCGCTGAAGTCGCTTGTCGCCCTGGAGCGTGAAGCTTTCGGCTTGGATCAGAAAGAAAGCAATAGCGAAGGCGGCATCGAAACAGTATTGAAGCAGATTGCGTTGGCTGATGGCAAGCAATAACGCTGCAAAGATCGCCGCGATTGCCCGACTGCGCAACGAACAAGAGTTGCACGCCAAGACCTGCATGTTCATTCTGGACAAGCAAGGTCGCAAGGTTCCGCTGGTATTCAATCGCGCACAGCGGCACATCCATCATCGCTTGCAAGAGCAGCTTGAACGCACCGGCAAGGTACGTGCGTTGATCCTGAAGGGACGGCAACAAGGCGCATCCACCTACATCGGTTCCCGCTTCTATCATCGCACGTCGATGAACTTCGGTGTGAAGGCTTTCATCGTTGCCCATGAGCAGAAAGCGACGGACAACCTGTTTAACATGGTCAAACGCTACCATGAAAACAATCCGATTGCGCCTGCCACGAGTGCGACAAATGCCAAGGAACTGAAGTTCTCGACGCTGGACGGCGGCTACCTGCTTGCCACTGCTGGATCGAAAGACGTTGGGCGTTCCAACACCGCGCAATTTTTGCATGGTTCCGAGTTCGGCTTCTGGGATAGTCCCGAAATGCACTTCGCGGGCCTTGGCAACACTGTCGCAGACGTTGACGGCACCGAAATCATCCTTGAATCGACAGCGAACGGCATTGGCAACAAGTTCCATTTGCTTTGGCAGGACGCCGAAGCCGGTATCGGTGAATACATCGCCATCTTCGTGCCGTGGTTTTGGCAGGATGAATACCGCGCCATTGTTCCAGCGAATTTTGAGTTGTCCCCGGATGACTACAAATACATGGAAGCTTATGGTCTTGACCGTGCGCAGATGGCTTGGCGACGCAACAAGATCATTCTATACGGCGCGGGATTCGAGTGGTTGTTCGATCAAGAGTATCCCGCAACTGCATCGCTTGCATTCCGTACAGCGACGAACGATCCGCTGATCAATCCGACGACCGTGATGGCCGCAGTCAACAGCAGCTATCGCGAGAGAGTGGGCGCATTTGTCATTGCTTGTGACCCGGCAGAGTACGGCGCTGACCGCACGGCAATCGCCTTTCGTCATGGTCGCACCGTCTTCCGTATTGAATACCACGAGAAAAAGGGGCCGATGGAAGTCGCCGGTTTGCTCGCGGCTTACTGGAAGGAATTCGAGCCGGACGCGCTATTCATCGACAAGATTGGTATCGGCAGCGGCATCTTTGACCGCTTGCTTGAGCTGAACATTCCGGCAATCGGCGTCAACTCTGCGTCAAAAGCAGAGGACGGCGAACTCTACGCCAACAAGCGCGCGGAGATGTGGTACCGGATGAAAGAATTTCTGGAAGATCAACCGTGCCGCTTGCCGAACGATACGGCACTGATCGCTGATATTTCCGCGCCGGGCTATAAGTACGCAAGTAATGGTACGCGCTTGATCGAATCGAAAGACGACATGCGCAAGCGCGGCATCCGCTCGCCCGACGGTGGCGACGCCATCGCCTTAACATTCGCAGAAAACGTCGCATCGAAAGCAGTACGCGAAGATCGAGGGCATCGACGCAGCAACAAGAAGGCTCCTTCGCGAGCAGGCTATTAACAAAAGAGGAACGCACCATGATCAATCCGCGCGACGCAGAGCATAAAGACTACGAGACAGCCGCCCGTAAGATTTGGGGGCATGATCCACCGGCACCGGCTTCCGCTGCAATCATTCCCGCAGTGACGATCATCGCCGACGCTGCCAACGCACCCACGCAGAACAGCGACAGCCACGGATCAGCAAGCGCAGTGGATAACTCCATCCCGACGACCAGCGCCGCACCATCAGTCGGCAAGGATGGCAAAGTGGCGCAAGCTGCCCCGCCAGCCAAGCCGGGAGCCGCGCCGGTTGCAGTAGTCGCCGCAGGCAAAGCACCGGCAGCACGCGACGACGACGGTGAGGAAGACACCCCGCAGGAAGCCTATCGCAAGGCGTGGGAAGAGTAAGACACGCCAAGCAATCACATGCAGTAACAACCAACCCCTTTCCAGAGGCTTTTTTATTTTGGGCGCTATGCACTTTCTGACTTATCTACTTTACCTGTTGGCTGCTGTCGGTTGCTTGGCAATCGGAGCCTACCTGTGGATTTTGATCGCGATGTGGCGCGGGCAGTACAACGTAGATTGAACTATGAACGACCAACAGCAACAGGAGCAGAACGAATACATCGCCGCCGCAGCAGCGGGCATGAATACCGATTCGATTGCGCCCTATCAGGAGATTGATGCGCTCGGCACGATGCTGATCAGCGAATTCAAGCACGCGGAAATGCAACGCATGCCGACCGAGCAACGCTGGTTGAAGGATTTGCGGCAATATCGCGGCATCTACGACCCGGAGGTCGAATCACTGATAGGCAAGCACCGCTCCAAAGCGTTCAACCGGGCATCGCGCGTCAAAGTGAAGACGGTTGATGCACGTGTCGCAGACCTGTTATTCCCATCCGGCAGCGAACGGAACTGGACTATCGATCCGTCGCCAGTACCTAGCCTGGACGACGAAACGGTCAGCACAATCGCGCAGGTGTTGATGCAGGAGCTTGGCCGTCCTCCAACAAAGCAGGAATTGGATCAAGCGATTGTCAAAGCCGTAGCGACCGCCGCAGACGGCATGACCAAAGTGATGGATGACCAGTTGTCGGAATCCCGTTACAAGAAAACTGCGCGCATGGTGCTGCATTCCGGTCACCTGTATGGCACCGGCATCCTGAAAGCGCCGTTGGTCGAACGCAAGACGCGAACGAAATTCACGCTGGTCAAGCGCAAGTGGAAGATGCAGACGGAATCTTACGTCGTGCCATTCGTTGACTACGTCCCTCTGTGGCGATTCTACCCAGATATGGCCGCAACCGAGTTGGAAAACTGTCGCTACGTGTGGGAGCGGCACTTGCTGACGCGCCCGGTTCTTGCTGCGCTGGCAGAACGCAAGAGCTTCGACGGTGCGAAGATCACGGACTACATCTTGTCGAATCCGAACGGTATGCAAAACATACGCCAGTTCGATGCGGAGATTCGTCAGCTTGGTAAGCGCATGTCCACCACGACCAAGGATGACGGCCTGTACGAAGTGCTGGAGCGATGGGGATGGATCGACGGCGAGACGCTATCGAATTCCGGCGTGACCGTGCCACCCAATCGCTTGCACGAGACATTCTTCAGCAATGTGTGGATGTTCCCGAACGGTGAAGTGATCAAGGTCGTGCTGACGCCGATTAACGGCGTGACGTGGCCGTATCACATGTACTACTTCGACAAAGACGAAACGTCTATCTTTGGCGACGGTATCTGTACGGTCATGCGGGATGATCAGGAAATGATCAACGCTGCGACACGTATGGTGCTGGATCACGCGGCGCTGACTGCTGGCCCGCAGATCGAGGCCAACATGAAGCTGCTCGCGGATGACGAGGACGCCGACGAAATGTTTCCGTTCAAGATTTGGAAGCGCAACGGCGACGACCCGAATTCGCCAGCACTGCGCGTCGTCAAAGTCGATAGCGGCATCGAAGAGTTGATGCCTATCGTCCAGATGTTTCAAGCCAATGCAGACGATGTGACGGCGATACCGCGTTACATGCAGGGCGAAAACGCCACGTCGGGCGCTGCTGGTACGGCGTCAGGTATGTCAATGTTGATGTCTTCGGCATCCATCGTCATGAAAGACCTGATCACCAACTACGATGAAGGCATCACCCGGCCATTCATCGAAGCGCTGTACAAGTGGAACATGCAGTTCAACCCGGACAATTCTGTCAAGGGAGACTTCGACGTGACGGCGCGCGGTACGGCTTCGTTAATGGCAAAAGAGGTACGAGCGCAACAGCTTGATCAATTTGCGCAGATGTCATCCAACCCGCTCGATGCGCCGTATATCAAGCGCGCCCAACTTTTGCGCCAGCGCGCCGAGGCGCACGACCTGAAAGACGTTGTCATGACCGAGGAAGAAGTTGCCGCACAACAGAATAGCCAGGCAGCGCAACAAGCAGCGGCAGCGCAGCAGCAAGCGCAGCAACAGATTCAAGCGCTCAACATGCAGTTGACGCAAGCGAAGCTGGATCAAATGCAGGCGGAAATTTCCAAGACCTTGGCCGATGTTGATCGCATCAAAGCACTGACAGTGAAAGCCAATGTGGATACCGCATACGCAGGCATGGAAGCTGGCGGCGTGGCGACGGAACGACCTGAAGTCGCTCCGGCAGGCGATGCCATCCTCAAGTCGGCAGGATGGGTCGATCACACCCCGGCGATTACAGCGCAGCCGGGAGCGCCGCAAACAGGCGGGCCGGTACCGTCCAATTCTGCACAGCCGGGTTCAGCACAAACGAACCCGGCAGCGGATGGCCCGGTACCGCCCGGCATGGCGACGGCGAATCTTCCTGTACCGCCACAGGCAGCAGCCGCGCCACCTGACCAATCGCAACCGTCAATGGATGATGCGGCAAGTTCGGGACAAGGCAGTGACCCGCTGACCCCGCCAAGCGCAAATGTTGGCGCAAACGTGGGCGAGCGCGTTGGTGAACACGTCGGGATGGGGCAAAGCAAAGCGGAGCCTGGGCCGACATGAAGACTGATCAACAGCTTCGCGACAGTGTCGCAGCAGAACTCGGTGCAGTGATCGATTACCGCAGTTCGGATGCGACACGGCACTTGCTCCGATTGCTCGCCGCACTGTACGAAACCTACCAAGCGGAACTTGTGACGATTAGCCCGGAAAGACTGGAGCGCAAGCAAGGCGCGGCGCTGCAAGTCAAGGCGCTCTATGACTGCATCGCTAACCCGGATCGTGGCAAGTCACCACGGGTGTAAATCGCATATTCAAGCAAACAGGAGATAAGTACATGGCAAGCAGCAAGAAAATGAAGACCGCACACGAAGAGTTTGCGGATGAATTCAACAAGCCAGATGCGCCAAGTGGCGATTCGGCAGCATCGGATTTTCCACCGGGCGCTGATGGCGAGCCGGATGCATCAAGCGATGCTTCTGCTGCGTCTGCTGATGATACGGCAGCGGCACCAGCAGCCGATGCATCGGCGGACGCTTCTGCGACAGCAGACCCGGCAGCAGCCGACGCCGCTCCAGGCGCACCGAAGAACGAACAGCAATTGCGGTCTTGGGAAGGTCGTTTGAAAGCTAAGGAAAAGGAACTGGCCGACAAAGAGGCAGCACAGAGCAATCCCCGTGCGGGCGCAGATCAGTCAGCCAAGACTACAGGCGGATCGACCGACAACGGCGGGGATGGTGGCGACGACAGCGGTAACGGCACCGACTCACCTGATGCCGACGACAATGCAGAGGGAGGTAGTGGCGACGATTCGAGCGATCCCGCGACGGCACTGGCCGCAGACTTTGGCGAAGACTTCGTACAGCAGATTACGCAACTGATTAAACAGGTCGTCGGCAAAGGCGGTGGTGACGCATCGAGCAAGGTTGCCGCGACCGTCGATCAACTGATCAAGGAATTACGCGCCGAGCGCCAACAGAACCATTTCAAGGCCATCGCCGCCGCGCACGCCGATTTTATGGAAGTCACGGACTCGAAGCAATTCAAAGACTGGGTAGACAGTCAGTCGCCAGACGATCAGGCGAACTCCAAGCGCGTCATCGATTCAGGCAGTTCCGATGAAATCGTGGCGCTGTTGACGCAATACAAGCAATCGCTTTCCAGCGGTAGCGATGACGATGGCGGCGACGATGACGACGATGGTGCAGACGCCGCCGAAGGCGTTCGATCTAGTGGCTTGCGCTTGCCGAGTTCGCCAAGTGCAGGAGCGGATGATTACGCCGCCGCTTGGAACGAAGCATAAGCCGTAAGTCGTAACACGCCGTTGCTGGTGCGGATCACCAGCAACCACATAACACCTGCCGGTCGGCAGACGAAGGAACACATTGCGATACGCCGTGAGCGCCGCATTGGTTTCGCGTCTGCTTGACCGGCTTTTTCATTTGCGGCACGTGAATAGGACAGGCATTAGTCCCCTTGAGCGCTCGCCGCGTCGCGCGGATTCGCATTTCTGACTCCGACTCTGCGCTCATCTTCTATTTAGGAATCCCCCGAATGGCATTTACTCAATATGGCGACATCTCGCCACGTACCGCTGCATACGCCGAAAAGGAGTTGTTGAAGCGGGCAATCCCTTTCATGGTTCTGGAAAAGTTCGGTCAATCGAAACCATTACCGGCACAGAACAGCAAGACGATTGTTTTCCGACGCTATAACGCGTTGCCGAATGCGCCGACCGCACTGGCCGAAGGCGTCACACCCGGCTCGCTCACACTGTCCACGACCGACATTCCATGCACGCTGACGCAGTACGGTTCAATGATTACGATCACCGACATCATCATGGACACCCATGAAGATGCGGTGTTGAATGAGTCCATCGAACTGTTGGGCGAGCAAGCGGCGCAGATGATCGAGACCATGCGTTTCGGCGTGCTCAAAGGCGGCGCGAACGTGGTGTACGCGAACGGCGCAATGCGCAATGCCGTCAACACGCCTATTTCGCTTGCGGTGCAGCGCAAAGCAACGAAGGCGCTGAAACGTCAAAACGCCGAGCAGATCACGAAAGTAACCAAATCGACACCGTCGTATGGTACTGAGCCAACAGCCAAGTCTTTCATCGGCTTGATTCACCCCGATTGCGAAGCCGACATCCGCAACATGCTCGGTGCCGACGGCAAAGTTGTGTTCGTGCCTGTCGAAAAGTACGGCTCGATGTCACCTTACGAAAATGAAATCGGCAAAGTCGAAGATGTGCGATACCTGTCGTCCACCATCTTCCAGCCATGGCCCGATGCGGGCGCAGCCAAGGGACTGATGACTTCCACATCCGGCGTCAATGCCGATGTGTACCCGATTCTCTACGTCGCTGCCAACTCCTACGCAATCGTGGCACTGAAAGGCATGTTCGCATTGACGCCGATGGTGGTCAACGCGACGCCAAGCGATAGCGATCCACTGGCGCAACGCGGGCGCGTGTCGTGGAAGGCCATGCAAGGCGCGGTGATTCTCAATGACCAATGGATGTGCCGCTGTGAAGTCGCGGTAACTGCGTAATCCCCCGCATCGCTACCTCAAACCGGCCTGGCTATTTCCAGGCTGCCTCAACCCTACCGAATAACAAGGAAATACGCATGGGCGCATTGCGCAACATTACCGAACAAACTTTGCATGACCTGCTGGCTAACAAGAATTTCTCCGCTGGCGGTTTGGCGATCAACGCAGCGGGTGCAACCGGATTCAAGTCGGCATCCGCTTATCAATACACCATTGATGGCATCTTCAAATCGAAGCCCGCGTTGGCTGCGCAGGCGTTTTCGACGCACCCGCCGCAAGCAGTTGGCATCACGCAGTATTACGTTGTCGGTCTGGATGTCAACGGCAACGTCTTCACGTTTCAAGGTGGCGAGGAAACTTTTATCCAACTAGGCATTTCGACGACCGTTCCCGTGATGCCGGATGTTCCTCCGGGTATCTGTCCTATCGGCGCAATCAAGGTCGTCACCAACACGATTCCATTCGTCGCCAATACGACCCCGCTGGATTCGGCAGGCATGGCGATCACCTATGTGGACTTGAGCGTCTTGCCAACCGTGCCGTTCTAATTCGGTCGTAAATCCATTTGCCGGGACATCCCGGCTTTTCCTATTGAATCCACAAAAAGGCCCGTTGATGCGGGCCTTTGTCATTTCTAAAGCACACCCAGTATGAGTAAAGCAAATTCCAAAGTCACGAGCATCGACGATCCGGTCGTGGGTGAGAACGAAGTCGAATCGCAAAAGGTCACGATCACCGATCACGGCGACAACTTTAGCGGTAATAAGGTCAGTCTTACCATCCATCAGGGCGAAGGTGAAGTGGGTAGTCAACCTGTTTTCGTTCAAGTCAATGGCGCGAACGTGTTGATTCCACGCGGTATCAAGGTGGAAATTGCCGAAGAACTTAAGCACGCATTGGATAACGCCGTCTACACCGTGTACGAAGGTGCGCGGGACGGCACGACCAAGGCTCGCGAAGTCAAGCGCTTCAACTACACCGTCCACGAATTCTTGAAGGCGCAAACGTGATCGCTCATGGCACAACTCAGCGACTTCGCGCCCTATGTGCTGATGTACGTACCCGGCTGTCCAGGCCCGCTCATGGAGCAGATGGTGCGCGACGTATGCATCGATTTTTGCATGCGTTCCAGCGTCGTGCAATTAGCGCTCGATCCGATGGACGCCGTCCAGGGTGTGATCGAAAACGATCTCGACACACCGAACGGCACGGTGACGCATCAAATTCTGGAAGCTTGGTTCAATGCCCGCGCATTGAGCCAGTTCAAATCCGGCGATGTCGTCAGCAGACCGGACGCATTCAATCAGCTATTCGCAGGCGCAAATGTTGTAGGCGGTGTTCCCTGTGCGGTGCAACTCACCCCAAACAACACGTTTCTTTTCGATGTTGCGCCCGCCTTCACGTCACCGGCAGCGATCACGATGAAAGTGGCGACGAAGCCGACCCGAACGGCGACGACGGTTGACGACATCCTTTTCGAGTATGCGGACGCCATCGGTCAAGGAGCAGTGTCGAGATTGATGCGCTTGCCCGGACAACCGTTCACCAGTGCTGCGTGGAGCCTGCATCAAAGCACCTATGAATCGGAGCGTACACGGGCGCGCATCCGCGCTGAAAAGTCGTTCGGTCGCGCTGCTTCATATGTCAGGCCAAGGAGGTTCATGTAATGGCCGCAATCGCTAACGCCGTAATCAGTCGCGCGTCTACCCTGCTGCTTGATGTCACCGGCATTCGCTGGCCTGCTACCGAGCTATTGATTTATCTCTGCGACGGTCAGCGTGAAGCGGCAAGCATCAAGCCCAACATCTATGTGAAATTCGCAACGCCGATGTTGGCCCCTGGCCCACGTCAATCGATGCCAGCGGATGCAAGGGAACTCCGTGCCATCGCACGCAATGTCAACGGCGCGGCGATAAGGCCGGTAAGCCGTGACCTGATGGATGCACACATACCGAATTGGTACGCGGCACAGGCCAAGTCTACGGTGCAACACACGATGTACACGGACATGGAACCGTTGGCTTTCTACGTGTTCCCGCCGCAACCGGCTACCGGCATGGGCAGTGTGGAGATGAGCTACTACGCCATTCCCGCCGACATCGGACTCAACGATGCGCTCCTGATTCCCGACACCTACATCGGCGCACTGGTCGATTACATCCTCTACCGCGCCTTCAGCAAAGACAGCGAGTACGCGGCTAACGCCGAAGTCGCACAGGGGTATCTCACGTCCTTTACCGAATCGCTCGCGGGCAAGGCCGCAGTAGAGAAACAAACTTAACAGGAAAATAAATGGCAGGTCTTTCCACTTATTCGCAGACCAATCTGCTGAATGCGCTTTTGCGCGGCACAAATTTTACTGCACCGACGGTGAGCGCATTGCGTCTGGCGCTCTGCACAGCCGACCCGACGCAAGCGGGAAGTCAAAACGAAGTCGGCGGCGGTACATGGTACCAGCGCATGCCGACTGGAACATTCACCGCTCCATCGCCATCCGGCACGGGGAGCCAATGCTCCAATGTCGCGGCAGTGACTTTTCCAGCCGTAACGGGTTCCGCGATCACGATTACTTTCGTTGCGATCTACGACAATAGTGCGGCAGGCAACATGCTGTTTTCTGCGCCCATGACTTCACCGAAGACGCTGCAAATCGGTGACGTGTTGTCGTTCGCACCCGGCACCCTCGTCGCCTCGATGGACTAATCGCAGATGGACGGCTTTAGTCTCAATCGTGCCGCGCTAAACGGCAGCGTCAGAGCGGTCGTCGCGGGCGCGGCACTGATTGTCGCAAGCGGTAGCGTAGCTGCTACCGGCACCCGCATCGTTACCGATGCGCCTCAGTTTGTCGCGAATGGCGCGCTGGTTTCTACCTTCACCTATTTTGCTATGGGTGGCGCGTATGCCGATGCAAGCGGCACGATTCAGGCGAAGCCAGGCTTACTGTACACATCGACGGCAAGTTTCGGTACAAGCGGCACGCTTGCCGCGACCAATACCGAATCCTATTTTCCCGCAACCGGATCGTTCCAGGCGACAGGTACCGATATCCAGAACGGTAGCGCCGCGTTCGTTGGAAATAGTGTCGGCACGACGGCGGTACCACTTTACATTGCCGGTACCGCTGCATCGTTCGTGTCGAACGGCGCTATGTCAGCGGATGCCAGTACGACGCCAAACGGATCAAGCTATACCTACCGTGATGGTTACGTGAATGTCGTTCCCATCGGCGGCAATCTGTCTGCATCGGCGTTGCGCACTGCGTTTTGTTTCGCCAATCCATCGGCATCCTCGGCATGCGTTGCCATCGACGCGCTTATCCAGGGCGGCGCGGCGCAGCTTGCCGGTATCGGGACGTTATCTGCGACAGGCGCAGCCGATGCAGGCTGGATCATTTGCACTGGATCGCTTACCGCACTGGGTCAGGTAACGCAGAATCCGACACCTATCCTGATGGCTGGCGCGCTGACCTTTACCGCAGCACAGAACGTACTGACGCAAGGAACGGTGAACGCCATGAACGGGATGGGTATGCTAACGGCTACCTACAACCTCGGCGTTCAAGCCAGCGTGTCATTTCAGTCTACGGTTACGGTTTCAGCGACCGGAGTAAATGAAAAGACCGGCAACTGGACAGCAAATGCCGTAGGCACGCTGACCGCATTCGCCGGATTGCTTCAACAAGGTGGCGGCACGTTCGCGTCATCGACAACGTTGCTTGCCAATCCCTTGGTCAATGCCGATTCGCTCGATCCACCTGAGCGAACCATGATCCGGCCATTCATAGACCGGGTCATGCAGCGCCCGTTCGTCAATCGCATCATGCAAAAGGAGGCATAACGTGAGCGTGTTGGGTACCTTCATCAAGCAGCCAGCGGAGAAAGAAAGCTACTCGATTGATTATTCGCAAGACCTGGAGGGCGACGACTTTATTGCGAGTGCCGTTACCACGGTCAGCGATCCGGCGCTGATTGTTCAATCGACTCTTTGCGTCAACACCATCGTCAAGGTCTGGATCACAGGTGGCGTCGTTGGGAAAAAGTATGAGGTCGTCGTGATAGCAACCACTAACGATGGCCGCATCGTTCAGGATTCGTTTTACATCAAAATGAAAGTGTATTGATGGCGCAACTTTTCGCAAATAACGCCACATCGACATTGAACGGCGCAATTGCAGTCAACACGATGTCGATTACGCTGAACGCTGGCGACGGCGCGAAATTTCCATCGCCGTCGAATGGCGACTTCTTTCTGTTCACGATGTTCCAGCATGTGAACGGATTCGAGGCCAACTGGGAGGTGGCGAGTTGTATCGGACGCACGGGCGACGTGCTGACAGTGGGTGCGCGTGGTCTCGAAAACACCGCGCCGCTGGCGTACAACAATGGCGACTTCATTGAACTGCGCTATACGGCAGGTACAGCCGGATCGCTGGCCCCTAAGAACTCGGCAGTATTGACGACGCCTACGCTATCGGCTTCTCCCGCGCAGTTCGATAACTCGCTGCTGGTTGCCAATACCGCGTTCGTCAAGCAGTCGGGCTTGCAGTTCCCCGGCGCGGGGATTGGCATCGGTGCATCGACGGTGATCACACTCGCTGAATTGAATGGATGGGGTGAGTTTCAAGGCGTGGGCGGTAATGTCGCAACGATGCCAGCGATTGCATCCGCGCCGAATGGTGCGACGATGACTTTCCTTGGTGGTTCTGTCGGCGGGGTCATCCAGGCGAACGCGGTAGAAACGATCATTAACGCAACGGGTGTCGCAAGCAATACGCTGACCGTAGCCGCAGGTGAAAACCTGATGATCGCAGCCAGCGGCGGCAGTTGGTATGTCGTGAGCGATGGCGTCAGCGCGGCTTTCGTGCAAGCGGCGATCACTGCCAACAAGATCATCTGGACGCCAATCAACAGCGCGACCAACGCCGTCGCGAGTGGCGCATACGACTGCGATACCACGGGCGCGGCGTTCTCGCTGACTCTTCCGGCAAATCCGGCAATCAATCAAACCGTTGCCTTCTGCAATACGAAGGGGACATTTGCAAAAAATAATCTGACGCTTGCGCTCAATGGCAGGAATTTCATGTGGCTTAACCCAGTAGCGATCACGGTTTCCACGAATTATCTGACCATAAAACTGACTTACTTCGGTGCGCTTCAAGGGTGGTGTATCACAGCATGAATATCAATAAATTTTTCGGGAGTTCCGGTATTCCACCGGGCATGTCCGTACCGATGCCAGCGCTTGCTAGCGCCGGAACCAATCAATACGTGACTTCGGCCAATGAATTGTATGTGAACACGACGAATCCCTCGTTGATTCCGCAATCCAGTTGTGACCCTTTGCTACCTGCTGCTTTGGGTGCGACCAACGATGTCATGTTGCCGACCACGCAGGTCAGTCTTGCCGGTTTCCAGATGGCGGCTAACGTGCCAGCGTCAGGTTTCTTCGCAGGCTTGATATCTTCTGCTGGGCAGCTATCGACCAAGGGATTCTATGTCGGCAATACCTATTACTTATTTAGTCCGAATGACACGTCCAATACGATAGGCTGGATCAGTTCAAGCGATTTGCAGAACTACACGCCCTTTGTACCGGTTACACCGCTGGCGGGCATGCTGATAGTCGATGTGTTCTACAATTCGTTGAATGGTACTTGGTATTTCCTTGAAGCCAATGGTTCGATTTTCTCGACGACGAATCTAGCGACCCTGGCAAATCCCACGTTCTACAGTCTCCCGGCATTGAGTATGCCAAATGGGTACATCCGGCTGACACAAATCAATGGTATTTGGTACGCGATTGGGGGAAGCACCACTGGCAGCGGTTATCGCATTTCTTCATCGACAAATCTATCGGCGTGGACAGTCGTATTGGAGAATACTTCGGCTGGTACCCCGGCATTCAATATCGTCCAGGGCGGTGGAGCGGGAGCAAACACGGAAATTCTCGTTGTTTGCGCCAACAATATTCTGCTCAAGAGTACCAATAACGGTGCATCGTTTAGCGTCGTGACGACGGCAATTGCCATATCCGGCCAGACTGTTTCCGGGCTTGCGAATATTTATTATTCTGCGCGTACAGGTCTTTACTACATTGCGGTGACGACATCGAACTATACCTATGTCGCCGTCAGCAGCACGACGACACTGGCTACCGCGACTTGGACGACTTATAACACGGGATACTTGGCGGCGGGAGCATCGAACGCCAACATCAATTTCGTTGATACGGGTACATGGGTCGGGCCGGTTTATGCGATAGCGCAATCGGGTGTCTATTTTTTTTCCGGTGCTTCATACAATACCATCAGTCCGACGATCATCAGCTACAACCAAATGGCCTTGATGGGTGGCGCAGGTGATACGTCTTACTACCAGGGCGCGAAAGCGATGTGGCTTAACAATACGTTGGTGGTGGCCTATTCAGGCGCGAGTGATCCGAATTACGGCTATCAGCGAACCAATGCGATGGTGGCGGTAGCTACCGGGGCGACTTGCAGTACGGGTATTGCCATCAATTTATGGTTCCCCGTATCGCAAATTGGGAACACTTCAGCGCAATGGATGTCATGGTCTGGTGTCGCCAACTGGAACGGAGCCTACTATGCGGGTGCGGGAGTGTTGACCTATAGCGGCGCGTCGATTTACGACTACACGTTTTTCCTGTTCAAGCTCAATGCCGCGCTGACGACGCTATCTTGTCCTGCTGTACCTGTGTCGCAATACATCGGCATTGCGGCACAAACCGCTACGCAATATATCTTGTCGTCTCCGATGTTGATCGCAGCGGGTGCAGGATTGTATTGGGTGGCGATGCAGAACTCTTCCGGCAACTATTTGCAGCAGGTGTCGAATTTACCTGTATTTTCGTACAACGGTGGATCGATCACCAACGGCATCATTGGTAGCGCATATGGAACGACCAGCGGTATATCCACCAGCAGCACCACAGTGCAGGGTTACACGTTACCGGGGCAACCAAGCGGCAATGTTTGTACGCCAAAATGGAGTGGACTATTAAATGCTTACGTGCTGGCGAGTCCTGCTTGGGTCATCAGCGGTTCCACCACTAGCGCGCAACCTCAAGTTGCGATTGGTACGATTCCCAGTATCGCAACCAATTCTCTGACGAACATCGCGACGTATGCGACCGGAACGGCGAACCAGACTGCTTCGGTGTCGGGACTGGATGTCCTGAGTTCTGGGGGAATCGTCTACGTCATACAGACGGTAGCGAATAACAACATCGCCAACTCTCTCTATGTCTATTTCGGCGGAACAGCCATACCGCTGATTTCCAGCGGAACAAGCGGCATGCAGGGTACTCCATCAGGCTACGCAATGTGGGAAGTGGTATCGATGGGCGTGTCCTACTTGGTGTACGCGTATATCAGCAACAGTACAGCATCGACCGTATTGAATGTTTGGAAGATGAGTACAACCGATGGCCCGACTCTGGTTGTGAATGCCTTTCCAGTCACGAATATCAGTCTGACTGCGACGGTAACAAACAATTTGCGTCGTGTATTTGGATATAACGGTTCATTTCTACTTGGCGATACCGCAGCCATCTCGAACACGGCGCGCAATTCGTTGATGCTGACACCGAATAGTCTTGCTTCGTTTTCCATCGCGCCTGATTACCTGCAAGTGTCGGGCGACGCTACACCAGCGGGGCTACCCAACGTGTACACAACGACAAATTCACTCACGACAGTCAATCCAGCCGCACCAATTCCTTCGGTGTTCGTTCCGGCTGGCCCGGCAAGTAACTATTTGAGGGCACGATAACTTGGACAATATCATTTTCCTGTCTCCCGCAGATCAAGCGCAATCTGTGACGACCTTTACACAGCAGCAGCAGGCATTGCGCGATGCGCTGGAAGCGCAAAGACTGATCATGCAATATGCCGGTTTTCCCTACACGTTCTCACCGGAGATTCCGGCAACACTGGCAGACGATGGTGTGACGGTCATCTCTCCTGCCATTACCGCCGTGGTAGGAACGATCCAGACAAGAGACCCACCTGGATACAGCGACCGTATCAATATCAACGGATTAGCTACGGAAGCATTGATCCTGGCGGGGCAAGGCGTGACAAGTCCTGTGCAAAGCTTCCGCGATGCGCAAGATGTTACGCATGCAATGACGCCAGCGCAAATGCAGGCGCTTGGCTTGGCGGTCGGTAATTTCATCAGCGCGACCTATCGCGCGAAATGGAAAATTCTCGATGAGATAGACGCGTTGACGCCGCAAACAATCGGTGCTTTCGACATTACGCAAGGATGGACAATCTCATGAAACAAGTAGCAAATTCGATTTTGAAACGCTTCGGCATTTTACTGATTCTGATCCTCTGCCAGTTGACGGTGATCCTGGCAATTCCGCGTGCTTTGTGGGCCTTGATATTCGCTCCGCAAAAGGCGTTTGACCTAGCTTGCGGTTACGACCTGTTGGGCAACATCGTCACCAACGGGCAGATTGGCGATTACATCAGTACGCGTGCTTACCGCGCGATGCAGGAAGGCCGACAGTGGGGATGCCTGCTATGTCGATTGCTGGATTGGATACAAACGGATCACTGCAAGAATTCGCCGGTACTTGAAGGCTACATTCGCAATCCCTGATCAGCATCAACTTCACATAACCGCCTTCGGGCGGTTTTTTTTCGTCTTCAATTTTTTCAACTAGCTAAAGATGACTATGGATGTAAAAGAAACGGTTTCAGATATGGCGCTGAAAGCGACCCCGCCTGTCGCAGTATCCGGCGCAACCATCGCCGGTATCGAGGTTCCCGCATTGGTGCAACTGGCGACGCTGATCTACCTGACGGTCTTGATTTCGTACAAGTGCTGGCACTGGTATCGCGAATACAAGGGCTACAAGATCAACAAGGAAGACAGGGAAGACAGGGAAGACAGGGAAGACGACGACTATGAACTTTAAAAACAAGTGGCTGATTGGCGTCGTCAGCGCGGCTCTGATCGCCGCGACATCGCGATGGGAAGGTACGCGCTACGTTCCCTATCGCGATGTCGGCGATGTGTGGACGGTTTGTGAAGGCTATGCCGGGAAAGATGTCGTACCGGGCAAGACTTACACCCCGGCAGAGTGCAAAGCGCTGCTGACGACACAACTCAAATCGAAGGGTGAGGAAGTCTTGCAATGCACGACCGTCCCGCTCAATGAAAACCAATACGACGCTTTCACGCTGTTTGCTTACAACGTCGGCAGCGAAGCGTTTTGTAAATCTTCCTTGCTGAAGAAACTCAATGCAGGCGATTACGTCGGCGCATGCAATGGCTTGCTCGCCTGGGACAACGTGGACGGCAAGCCGGTAGCAGGTTTGCTTGCCCGCCGCCGGTTCGAGCGCGACTGGTGTGTGCGCCCCGTAACAACAGAGGTAACGAAATGACCGTAGAAACCGTACATGAAGAAGTCGACACGTTCAAGGTAGACGTGTTCATTCCAGGCCATGCGCCGCGCGTGACGACCAACCTATTCAAAAAATCCCGCCTGCAATTGTTGGAACGCGTCGATGGCCGCTGCTGGATTTGCCAGCGTACCGCAGCACAGACCGGACATCCGATTGAAGCGCATCACTTCCCGATTGAACGCAGCTTTGCGGAAGAAGTCGATTTTTCACCCGACGCACTGATCAGAAAGGATTTTCCTGACTTCGACTGGGAAACCTTTTCAGTTGGGGCGACTTGGCAGGATGTTCCAGCATGGTCTGATCCAGATAGCGGCGAGCAGGTACCCGCAACCAAATGGTACCGGCCAGCCGATCCCTATCTGTTTGTTGACGATATGCGTGTCAATGGCCGTGCGCTCTGCAAGGAACATCACACCGGAAAAAATGAAGGTGTGCATGACTTGCCAGAACCAGTGTGGATCGCGCAACGCTATGCCATGAACGGCGTGCGCTTCTCAAAGATCGAAATTATTCACCACGGCGATTAAGGAAAAACATGCTGAATTTATTCAATCCACGTATCTGGCTCGCATTCGTGTTGACCATCATCGTCAGCGTGAGTGCGGGCGCGTATTGGGGTTACCGATACGAAAAGCAAGCGCAGCAAGTCACAGTTGCGAAAGTGACCGTGTCCGACACAGAAACGGCACGAAATAAGGAGCAAGTCGCAACTGAAACACTGGCTACGATGGGTGCAAACCTGACCAATCAACTCAATGCACAGAAAGCGAATACCGAAAATGAAATTGCAATGCTTAAAGCGAAGCTGGCGAAAGCTGGCACCTGTACTGTCCCTGGCGCTGCTGTCGGCATGCTCTACGCCAGTACCGGCAGTAACTTGTCCACGTCTTCCGCCATTGGATTCGGCACTGGCAGCACCGCCACGTATGCTGATTCTTCCTGTGGCGAACAGCTTGAACTCGCAGCCCGCAACTACCGCGAAGTCTGCGAACCCAACGCCGAACAATTGAAGGCGCTACAAGACGCCTATAGCGCCTTGCGCGAGCAATACAACACCCCAACCGATAAGTAGCGCATGCAACCAGTCAAGATCGATAACTTCGGTGGGCTATTTCCCCGTTATCCGGATACGGCATTACCGCCTACCGGGGCGACAGCGGCAGAGAACATTGATTTTTCTTATGCCAGTCAATTGGTATCGCTCAATAGTGACTTCAATCTGAAGACATTGCCATTTGCCGTGCGTTCGATTTGGAGCGAGGACGGCTTGCGGTTTTACGCTTGGCCGATCGATACGGATGCGGTGATCAGTCCGCTTGGTTCCGGCGTCGCGAATGATCGACTGTACTTTACTTCCCTGATAGGCGGCTTTCAAGTCACACCGCGCTCGCTTGCGACGGCAAACGCTGCTGCGCCAACCTCTGTCTATACCGTTGGAGTTCCCAGGCCAACAGTGGCGCCAGTGGTCAACGTGGTATTGCCGACGATGCCGAAAGGCACACCGCCAAGCGCGGCAGATTTGCAAGCGGCGCAAGCCGCTGCTGCTGCTGTACCAATGCAACCGGCGGCAACCTATGCAGCCCGCTTGCAAGCCGTGCAGGATCAGTCGGCATCCGATCTTGCGGCGGCACAAGCTGCGCGCGATGCTGCTGTCGCGGCGCAAGTGCAGGTTTTCACAGAGACACGGGCATATACCTACACCTACGCCAATATTTACAACGAGGAAGGCCCGCCAAGCGATGCCACGGTCGTCAATGTGCAGACGATCTCTTACAACAATCAGACTTCGTACAGCACGGTGACCGTGCAAGTAAATTTTGACGGCTACGGTAGCTATGTGCCGATCAACGAGGCGCGCATTTACCATACGTCCAACGGTAGCGCGTCGTCAGACTATTACTATGCACTGTCCGCTTTCGGATCGACTGGGCCTGTCGCCGTTAATGACACATCCACCTCTGCTTCACTTAGCACGCCGCTACAGTATTTCGATGCCTATCCGCCGCCGCCCGCTCTGCAAGGGTTGATTTACCTGGGCAATGGCATTTTGGCGGCTTGGAAAGGCAATGAGATGTGGTTTTCCGACGCTTACCGGCCTTGGTCATGGCCTCCTAGTTATGTGATTGTCTTCAAATATGCGGTTGTCGGTGCTGTTGCTTGTGGTACCGGCGCGTTGGTGACGACATTGAGCAATCCCGTTCTCGTATCAGGTATCAGCCCGGACGCCATGTCGCAAACCATACTCGACATTCCGCAAGCGGGTGTGTCGAAGTGGGCAATCCTGAACGTTAAGGGCATGGTGTTCTACGCCTCGCATGAGGGCATTGTCGTGATCAACGGTGGTCAAGCCGACATGCGCTTGTCCGAACGTTTTTTTACGCGTGCGACATGGCGCGCGCGCTGCAATAACACGCTGTCGGATATGCAGATGGCCTACTACGATGGCCGCATCCTATTTTTCTCCAAGAGCAATGCGTTCACGGCCTTCATGATCGATCTTGACGAAGCAGACGGAGCCATGACGGATTTGCCGAATCTGGTAGCGCAAACGGCGTCGGTGCTGGTCACGACTGACCAGATGTACACCGTCAACGGCACGTCGTTGAACCAGTTCGCAGGCGGGAACTATGCGACGCTGCGCTGGAAAAGCGATAACCACATTTTCGCTGATCCGACGATCTTTGCAATTGCGCAGGCGGAATGTGTCGGTAACTTCACGATCAATTTTTACCAATATGGCGTACTCGGCTATTCGGTGCAAATACCAACCGGGCAAACCGTGTTCCGTCTACCGGCGGGGCCATATCAAACCTTTCCAGGCTTGCCGATTTGTGACCGTTGGCAGATTGAGATTATCGGCAGTGGGATTTTCAAGCGTCTGAAACTGGCACAATCGGGTCAAGGACTCAAGGAAGTGTAATGGCAAACGTACCCGCAATACCGCAATCAGCGCTCAACGCGATCACCGACGCCAACACGCGCCAAGTTCTGCGCGCTATCAGTGACGGCATTGCTGTACGCAACGGAGATGTAGGTAATGGCGACAACGCATTCCTGACGATGTCGAAGATCAAGCAGGATACAGGGGTGGCGAATCAAATCACCGCCGCGCTTGCGCCATCGATTGCGAACGGTCTGGCAACTGGCAATGCCCCCGCCATGAACGCACTGGCGAATGCACTGCAATCAAGCATCGTGCAGTCACCGGCATGGCAAGACATGTTCAAACAGGTGCAATTGATCGCCTCGCCCGAAACGGTGCAAGGCAGCTTTGCCTATGATCTTGCGCAGGCAGCGCAAGCGACCGGGTCAGCGATTCAGGATGCCACGACCGTCACCGCAGGAAGCAACGATGTCGCCGTTCTCGCCAACAATGGCATCTACGCCACTATTGGGTCGAGCGTTTCTGCCTACACGCTGGAGCAATCCTACCGGGTGAACAAAGACAACTCGCTTGCATCGGCAATCAACACGATATGGGCCAGCATCGGCGGGAATACTGCGCTGATTCAGGATAACCAGCTTGCCGCCGTCAATGCGACAGGTGCAACGGCGACGAAGTGGCAGCAGGTGCAGACAGCGATCACCGATCCTGTGACTAATTTGCCGATCAGTTCGGCGACGTTGCAGCAAAACCTTAGCACCGCGACTGATGCAGTGACCGGCCTCAATGCAAAATGGAGTGTGTCGATGAACCTATCGACACCGGGAAAAGCTTATGTTGCTGGTGTTTCGCTGAATAGCGCAGTTGGCGTTACTGGCGTCACGTCTTCCTCTTTCCTCGTTCTGGCCGATACCTTCGCTGTCGGCTCGCCGGGAAGACCCGACATTGTGCCGTTCGCCATTGATTCGGCAACCGGGCTAGTCTCCATTCGTGGTGATCTTGTCGTCAAGAATTCGATCACCGCGTCAAGCATGGCTACCGGGACGATCACGGCGCAAAGCGGCGTCATCGCCCAAGCCGCAATAGGCACGCTGCAAATCGCCGGGAATTCGGTAACGGTACCGGCTTCGGTTAGCGGATACGGCGGTGGCACATTCAGCGGATCAGGAAGCTACTTCTGGAGTCAGATTGCCGCCGGATCGCTGACTGTGACCTATCCAGTCGCCACGAAGGTATCGCTATTGGTGACGTGGCAGACCAGCGCGCCTACCGGGGGCGGCAATACGCGTGTACAGATTCGGATGGACGGCGCAACCGTCTTGGATTCAGCCGATACCGCATACGCGGGCCTGACTTCATCACATGTGGCCTCGGACGTGGTCACGGCAAGCGCAGGTACGCATAGTTTTACCTTGTGGTTCACGAACGATTGGCCGGGCGGCGGTACGTGGTCACTCTGCAATTGGGCAGTAACGATTTTGGGAGTGATGCGATGACGCATTTCTTACGATACGACGATGTCGGGAACATCATTGCGACAGGCACTATGCCGGAAGAGATGATTGCGTACCAGACTGGCAATGTCATCGCGGCGCAAGCGGATCGTGAAACGCAGTATGTCGCCAATGGCGCACTCTGTAGTTACACACCTGCCGAATTGTTTTCAAAGCGCAATCTGCCGCCTGGGTGGACTTGGAAGATGCCTGAGCGGATAGCCGTCGATGCCAGGAGCGACGCCGAGCGCGCGAATGATCATTTGCGCGCTGTGCTGGAAACGCGTCGCCTGTCGTATCCCGATCTATCTGATTTTGCCGACGCAATGTACTGGGCCTCGCGCGGCGATGGATCGAAATTAGAAAAATACTATTCCACGATAGACGCGATCAAGTCTGCGCATCCAAAGCCTTAGCGTCACGTGAAAAAAGGCACACGTCGCAAAGTGAAACAATGTCTACAATCCCGCGCATTAAAAATTCCCCAATTTAATGCAAAGGATAGCAATGAAAAATTTTATGAAAGTCGCCGATGGCGTGGACATCCTCCCATTGGCGCTTGCGATCAAGCGTCGCCCTGAGTTGTGGCGCGAAGACACGTATCTGCGTGACTACCCGCAAGGCCCATTCGGTGAAATCGAGTCGATCATGTTGCGTTTTCCAGTCAAGTCAGTGTACGAGACTGAAGAGGAAGTAAAGAAGCACCTGAGTACCTACGACCAGCACGAATCCATCGACTACCCGCCATACAAGGTGTTGCCGGAAGCGCGCATCTTGATCATGCAATTGATGTCGCGCGTGGCAGGCGAACGCCTTGGCCGCTGCATGGTCAACAAGATCGCTCCTGGCGGGCGCATCTATCCGCATGCGGATACCGCCGCGCACGCCGCCTACTACGACCGTTTTCATATCGTCATTGCATCGAATGAGCAATCGCATTTCCGATGTGGCGATGAAGTATTGAATATGCGTGTAGGCGAAGTGTGGTGGTTCGATAACGCCGTCGAACACGAAGTACGCAACGAGGGCCAGACCGATCGCATCCACTTGATCGTCGATATCCGTACATCGAAATGATTACCTACCAAGTAGAAAAATGGGCAGACGCGCTGCCAGACATGGAGCCAATCCTCGTTCGGCATTGGCACGAAATTGCACTCGGACAGGACAAGGTACCGCTCGATATCGCACGCGATAAATATCAGGCGATATGTGATGCCGGAAACCTGCAAGTGGTCACGGTGCGCGACGACGGCAACATGATTGGCTATCACGTCGCCATCGTCAGCGGCCACTTGCATTACCTCAGCACTTTGCACGGCATTACCGATGTCTATTACCTGTTGCCGCAATACCGCAAGGGACGCATTGGCATCCGCTTATTCAAAAAGGTGGAAGAGGAAATGAAAAAACTGGGCGTCAGGAAGCTATTCACTGGCGCAAAGCTCCACACGGCAGATGGCAAAAGCGGTCGCCTCTTTGAATACCTGGGCTTCACCGCCACCGAAACACTTTACACAAAATATCTAGGAGATTGATATGCCTCGCGCTCTTAGAAGCGAACGAAAGCAAAACGACATGCTCAATGGCGATGTTCGCTATTGCAAAGTGGCCGCTGCAATTGCGGGGGCGGCGGTTGTCGGCGGTATCGCGTCCAACAGCGCTGCGAACAAGGCCGCATCCGCGAGCCAGCAAGCGACGAATGCAAATGCTTATCAAGGTCAGATCGCAACAGATCAGTACAACACCTATAAGCAGATTTATCAGCCCATGGAAGGGCAGATGGTCAACACCGCGCAGAACTTCGATTCGCAGGCCAACGAAGATCAGGCAGCAGGTGCGGCTCAAGCCAATGTTTCCAGTGAAATAGGTCAAGCGCAAGCCAATCTTGCCCGCACACCGGGGCTTGATCCATCCAGTCCCGCTGCGCAAGCCGCAAACACTGATTTGCAAATCAAGGGCGCGGCAATGGGCGCAACAGCGCAAACGCAGGCGCGCATGAATATCAAGAATGAAGCCTGGGGCCGACAAATGGACTCGCTTGGACTGGGCAAAAACTTGGTCACCAATGCATCGACCGGGCTTGCCAACGCCGCTAATGGCGCAATGGCTGTCGCCAACAATCAGCAACGTCTTGCATCGGGTACCGCCTCTAGCATGGGTGCTTTGACTTCCGGCTTCATCAATGGTCTTTCAAAAGTCAATTGGGAGCCATCGTTCAGCGAAGCCCCTAACGGCATGACTTCACAAAATATGTACAGCGGCGGCAACGATGGATGGACAAATTCCGATGGCGAAAGCCTTGGTACTTGATAAGGAAAGCAGATCATGGGAATCAATTTCGCAGGACTTGGCGCAGGTTACGAAGGCTTTAACGCCAACCAAGACAATCAAGCGCAGCAGGATAGGCTTGCGGCAGCGGAGCAGCGCGCGGAGCAAGATCAAGACTTCGTTGAATATCAACGCAACATCGCAAAAACCAATCGCGACAAGAATCTCGCGGATGCAGCGGACATCAAGGCGAAATACGACGCGCAGCAACAGGCGCAGAATCAGGGACAGCAACCGACCGACGCGGGCAATTCTGACCAGTTTAACCAGGGCGCAACACCTTCACCACTTTTCAAGGTAGGTGGATTGAAAACGTCGGTTCCGGTCAATGTGGTCAGTCCGCAATCGGCAACCGACGGCGGGAATCAATCTGCGCAACCGGCACAGCCTGCACAATCGACTGACTCCGCGTCACAAGCGCCGCAATCGCCGACCGCGCAACCGGCGCAGGATCAAGGGCAAGACCCATCCGTAACCCCTGCCATTCCGGTTGCGGTTCCCGATCCGCGTGCGCCAGCCGCGACGGTATCGTCAAACGGCTCAGGATCAGGACAATCTGCTACGAACAGCCAGCCTGCAACGCCAGCAAATGCAGACGGTACGGCGGCAAGTGCGCCGTCTTCCGTAGCGCCTGACGCTACGACTCCCGCTGCACCACAATCGGCAGCATCGCCGCAACCGTCAACAAGCGGGAGTTTGGCCTCTGCTGCGCAGGTTGCGCCGAATCAGTCGATTGTCAATCAAGCGACCGGCATTCCGCAACCAAGCAATTTCAATTCGACGCTGGATCAGCAGCTTGAACTGTTGAATCGGCAATCGATGGATGGGCGAATTTCACCACCAGAATATACCGCAGCAGTGAGGAACATCAACATGCTGAAGCAGGAAGGCGTTCATGCGGCGATTGATTTGATGGCGCAAGGCCAGTATCAGGAAGCTTTAGACCGCTTCAATAGCGTCGGCAGCTATCGCGATGCGCGATTCATCAAGGCGCAAGATGGTGACACGCTCATCAATGGTGTTTCGCAACCGACGAAATTCGTGACGCTGGCTGGTCGAAACGGGCCGATCACGATTGATACGACGCAGGCGCAGTATCAATTGCTGTCGGCAGATCAGCGCATGGCATTGGCTGACAAGGCAGCATCAACCAAGATGATGGATGAGCATTACCAGCGTGACGATGCTTTCCATATGAAGCAGGCCGACACGATGGAAGGCTATCGCAAGAATCAGGACGATAACATGCGTGAGCAGCGCATTCTTGAGGCGAGAAAGATAGCGGCGATGGGCAATCCGCAAGCGCCGACGTGGAACGACAAGGACGATGCCTATCTGCAAAAGATTTACACGCAGCCTGACCCAACTACCGGCGTTATGACGCTTGATCCTTCCGGCGCATCCTTTGCGCGGAAAGTCGCCCAGGCGCAAGCGCGCATTAATGGTGGCGATACCATGAGCGGTATCGATTATGCGTATTCAACCGACGCGAAACTAATAAAGGCCGCAGGCGGCGACCCTGAAAAACTAGCGCAGTTGCGTGCCAATGCTTTGCAAAGGCTGCCGCAGCAGCCCATCACTTCCAGCAATTCCGGTAATGGTTCCAGCTCTGCGCAATCTCCAGCGCAAGCGCAGGCACCAAACGCGCCGCCCCTGTCAGGTAAAGACCCCGATTCTCCATATTACAAGGACGCAAACGGCAACCCGACCGGCGATCAACAAGGGCTTGATAATCCCTCGCGCGATTTGATCATGGCGTGGAACCCGCCGAACGCGGAGGGAATGCAAGAAAAGCAGGCCATGCTCGCCCAGATAAACCGTCAAGTTGCATCAGATAGGCGAGCAGCAGCGAATCCTGCCCCAATTCTTACGACGCGGGGCGGCGTGAATATCGCCGAGCAAAATCAAAAAATCGCTTTGATGAATAAATTCAGTGGTGCCGATCTAACGCGGCGTGCAAATGTCATTCAAACGGCGACCGACAACGTCAATAAAAATCTCCCCGATCAACTGGCGCTCATCAAGCCTGGAGCATCACGTGCAGACAGGTTGAATTTCTCAAATTGGTTTGATGCCAATTCCGGCTATATGACCAATGCACAGCTTAGGCAAATCAGAATCGCGCGCCAAGCGGCTGGATGGTAACGCGCTAACGCATTAAAAATAACAAGGATTACATGAACATGGCGAACAGAAAGCCACTACCGCAGTACGAGCAGCCAAGCAACGAGCCTCAATCGGATTTATCGGATTTCGATGCTTACGTTAATTCAGTTCAACCGCCCCCGCCGCCCCCCCCGCAAGCTGGTGTAATGCGCACGATAGGCGATATGGGAATTAAAGCGGCACAAGGCGTCGTTGACTATGGCAAGAGTTGGGTCGGCCGCGCCGACTTGGTATCTGGCGGTATGGCTGGCGATGCGTTGCGCTCGGTGGGTTATGACCCCGAAGCCACAAATCAATTTCTTGGCGATTATTTGAGTGATAGCCAAAAGGCGTCGGATCAGAAGGTTGCAAGCGCAGACGGCTTTGTCAACAAGATCATTGCTGGCGTGCAGAATCCGCGCGCTTTGATGGGTGGCATTGTCGAATCTCTTCCAGATATCGGTGAAACTTACGCCCTGGGCGGCTTGACTGCTGCTCGCATTGGTTTGAAGGCTGCGCTTGCCAGTGATGAGGGCATGGCCGCAGCAAAGAGCGTTCTATCAGCAGGAGGAACGGAACAGGCGGCAGCGCAAGCAGCTTTGCAGGCAGACACGGCAGCGGCAAAGGCAGCATCAGCAGCAAGTGGCGTTCCGGTCAAGAGTGCGGCGGAAACGGCGATCAATAATGCAAGCAACACGCTGCATGCTGTTGGCGCAGCGTCAATGGGATCAATAAGTGCCGGTAATATCGCGGAGACTGCGGCAGAAAATGGCCGAAGCTATGACGACTATGCACTTCCTTCTATTGCAGCAGGTGTAGGAACTGGCTTGCTTACCTACGGTACTGGCAAACTGATGGGGGACTCCAAGCTGCAAATGGCGACCGGAGCGGATTCGGTGGGCGTTGCGGGCAACAAACTCATGCAAATGGGTAAGGAGGCATTGCATCAAGGCGTATTGCAGGGTATGCCGCAGGCTGCGCAAGAACAGTATTTCACCAACGTCGCCAATGGGGAACCGGACTTGATGAGGGGCGTGGAGAACGCCGCAGCAGATAGTCTCGTTTCCGGCGCAGTCATGGGTGTTGGCACTGGTGCGCTTGCGCACGGACAGCATGCAGCCGGTCAGGTTGACCCGCAATTAGTGCCTGAGACTGGCACACTCACGCGCGCAGCAAACGCCGGTCAGACCGCGACAGCCGCAATTGCGAATGCAAATGCCGACTTGAGCAAGTCCATCGACTACACGCCGACATCGAAACCGGTTGACCCATCGACGGTAAAGCAGCCATTGTCGCTCTATGACCCGACCGACCCTGCAAATCACCCGCACCCCAACGCGATTGACTATACCGCACCGGAAAAGGTGCAGAACACGGCCGGTCTGGAAAATCTGCAAAAGTTCTCAACGATGGGGCAACCGTTTGGCCTGCAATACTTGCAGGACGCGATCCCGCGTTGGAATATGTCAGGTGAAAAGCCACTGACAATAATTCCGCATGCCGATGGTGGCTACACCGCTGCGCCGACCCGCTTTCTGTCGCAATCCATCCTGAATGCCGTACAGCATTTGCAGACGCCAGCGGAGCCGGGGTCGATGGATTCGATCTTGCCACCTATCTCGCATCAGGCGTTACAGGATATGGCGACCACGCGCGCAATGTTTTCTCCGACAGGATTCGGTGAGCATGCGCAAATGGAAGGCTTGCTCAAAGAAGACCGTGATCGCAATGCTGCTGCACAGGCCGAGCAATCGCGCATCGAAGCGCTGCAACAGCAGCAGGCCGCTCGCGCAGCGGCGCAGCAACAAGACGAAGCGATCAAGGCCGCTGATGCCCGCACAGCAGCGGCATACAAAGCGCAGGCTGATGCGAACCGCGCTGCGTTGCGTGAGCAAGTTTTGAGCAATGACGCCATTGCATCAGAGAATAAGAAAGATGCTTATGCTGCTCTGCTCAAGCGCGATGGCTACATTAACCCGCGCCTTACCGACGAAGACCACGACTACATTGATGATGCGATCAGGCCCGAAGCGAGTTCACCGAATGAACTCACCGACGCCGTACCAGAAAAGGTAGTTGCACCGGCAGTACGTTCCGGCAAAGTGAACACAGTAGTCGTCGATGCGGCAATCGCACAGGGAATGCGCCTGAAGACGCCGAGCGGCAACATTTTGCACAAGCCTGGGTCAACCAAGATTTTCAAGTTGAACGACCGGCAAAGGTCTTATTACCAACAAGCTATCAAGGCACATGATGTCAATGGAAATGTATCGTCCGGTAGTCTGGAACCCGGAATTGCACGAAAAAATGATCAAATTGGACTTGACCACGCGGGAAGAAATGAAGCGCAGAACGTTTCAACCGAAAACACTCAGCGCGCAGCGGTTGATGGACTTGCACGATCTGGCCGTTCTGGTGCAAATGAAGATCAAGAAGCGCACAGCGCGCCATTAACCGCGCTCGATCGCGCTGCCCATGAAGCGGCGACATCGCCGCTCAATGATCTTGCCGAGCCGACTGACGCGCAAAAGGAAGCGGGCAACTATGCGAAGGGCCATGTGCGCTTCAATGGTCTGGATATCTCTGTCGAAAATCCGGCAGGCTCTACCCGTTCCGGCGTCGCGCGCGACGGTACGCCTTGGGAAACCACGGTGCAGCATCACTACGGCTACATCAGGGGTACGGTTGGTATGGACAAAGACCATATCGACGCCTTTATCGGCAAGCATGAAGACAGCAAAAAAGTGTTCGTTGTCGATCAGGCCAATCCTGAAACCGGCAAACCTGATGAGCATAAGGTTATGCTTGGTTTCAACTCGATGCAGGAGGCGCGCGACGCTTACCAGTCCAACTATGACAAGGACTGGACGGGCGGCAATAACATTGCCGAAACGTCGATGGACGCGTTCAAGGATTGGCTCAAGAATGGCAATACCAAACAGCCATTTGCGCGAAATGCGCCGGAAGGGTCTATCGTTTCCGATGTCAACGCGGCGGTTAAGGTTCCTCCCGGATTGGAGCGCGCACGTCGTCTGAAGGAAGAACGCGAAGCTGCCAAGCTGCGCGCCGCAGAAGCAGAGAAAGAACGGCAAGCGCGCGCCGTTGCGCCTGAAAAGACTCCAGAACAACCTGCCGCACCGCAAAAGTCGGCGGAAGATATCGCGTTTGATAGTGAAATGGCCGATGCGCTCGCACATTTGGGCGACGTATTGGGTGACGTGTTCGGCGCGAAGCTGAATATCACGGGTCAGCAGCATACCGCTGGCGATCTTCTGCCAGCTTTGTCAAAGGTTATCGAATTATTGGTGCGAAAGGGTGCGCGATCGCTCGCGCAGGCGGTAACGGAGGCATCAAAGCTGATGCGCGCGAATCCTGCCATTGCACCGCATGTCGATAAAATCAGCCCGCGCCAATGGAAAGCCGCGTACAACGCAATCGCTGAGTTTCACCCTGGAACCGATAGCGAAATGGATGTGGCGAACACCCATCCTGACGCTGTGACTGGCTACGCAGCGCCATCAAAGCCGACTGAAGCAAACAATAACCCTGAAAGATACAAGGGCCATTCGATTTACATGCCGTCAATGGGCAACGGCTTCATGGCTCGCGACCTGAAGGGAAACGGCAAGCAATTTGGCAGTTTTGTAGCTGGCCCATTCGCAACGAAGGATGGCGCGCGCGCTGCGATCGATGCTTCATTGGCTGCAAAAAATACTTCTGCTGCTGAATCGAAGCCCAAGAGCGTATCGACAGCGCCAGAACATGCTCAAAACACCGGCACGCCGTTGAATCGTGATGTGAAATACGATAAGACCGCAGACCAAGCGAACAAGATCCGTCAAGCCGATATTGACGAAAGCATTGTCCCTCTGACGATGGACAAGAGCGACTTCAAGGAAATCACGGATGAGTGGGCGAACCTCTTTGCCGATCCTGACAAGCGAACCATTACCGGCCAGCGCGTCAAAGATCAGCCTGTGATGTCTGTTGAAGCGGCGAAAAAGGTTGTCGAAGGCTGGAAGGAACACGCCAAACAGCAAGGCGAACAATATCGGTCTGAAAACTCGCAAAAGACCGTGTTATCGCTGTTCGATCTATCCGGCGAATGGTCTAAACCGTGGAAAGAAGCGGGATACAACGTGGTCACGATGGATATCCAGACCGGGCAAGATGTTCATGATTTTTCAGCGGAATATTTCAACGAGAATTATGACTTGACGGATGTGTACGCGATCCTGGCCGCGACCCCATGCACTGATTTTGCGTCAAGCGGTAGCAGGCACTTTGCTGCCAAGGATGCGGATGGCCGTACCGAGGCATCCAAGCAACTGGTATTCCAAACCTTGCGCACGATTGAGTATTTCCGGCCTGCGGTATGGTGCCTGGAAAACCCTGTCGGCCGCATTGAAGACCTTACCGGCTTGCCGAAGGCGCGCATGTCGTTCGACCCGAATCATTTTGGCGAGCCGTACACTAAAAAGACAATGCTATGGGGGAATTTCAACGCTGACTTGCCTACTGCGCATGTTGAGCCGACCGAAGGCAGCAAGATGTGGGCAAAGTATGGTGGCAAGAGTCAAGCGACCAAGAACGCGCGCAGTGTGACGCCGGAAGGTTTCGCTTACGCGTTCTTCATGGCAAACAACTATATAGATATGCCGAAGGAAGAAAAGCTGACGGCGCAATACCCGGAAGCATCGGGTGCGGTCAAGCAGGCTTTGAAGGCTGGCGTATCTGAGCAACGCATTCACGACCTGATTAGCGATCACTACGGCAACTACGACTACGCCGACGCTCGCAACGCTTTGGCTCAGGAAGTGGCCGACATTAAATCAGGCAAGGTGCAGGCCAGCGCCACTGCCGATCAACCAGCAGAAACACAAGCGGACGAACCAAAGCTGAGTGCGAAGGACTTAAACCGCCTATCTGTCAAGCAGATGTCGGATGCTCAACTCATGCAGGCAAGGGACGAACTGCCGAAGCGCGCAGACCCGATTGCGAAGGAAATGAAGCTGCGCGGCCTGGACGAACCAGAGCAAGCGACTGGAAAAAGCCAGGTCATACAGGAATCCATAGACGGCAAACGTGATGCGCCGCCTACCCTGGAGAAAATCAACGCCGAGCAGGATGGCCGGAAGCCGCTCGACCCCAACGCGATCGCCACACGCTATGCGCAACTGCTGGCCGAAGGCCGTAAAGGTGTCAGCCCGACGCCAACTGATTTTCATCGCCAATTTGCCGATGATTTGATCAACAAGGATGCCTATCACCTGAAGTGGATCACCAACGGTCTTAACGACAAGTCTAAGAAAGTCTTCGCAGAGTTCACTGGTGAAAAACTGCCAAAGGCGCAGGGTGCTGCATGGGAAAAACTCAAGGAATGGGCTGGCGTAACGCCAGAGCAAGACAAGGCACACGAAAAAGCCAAGGCAGCGGCTTTCAAGGCCAAGCAAGCCGCAGAAGATGCAGCGGATGCGGAGAAAGCAGCGAGCAATCAGAGATTCCGTACCAGTAACGAGGACAACACGATCATTTCCGGGAAGGATGTAATCGACCGGCACATATCCGAGGGATATACGTCGATCGAGAATATTTCAAAGGGAGCAGTGCCGAAATATGCGTTAGTCAATCGTGAGCTGGGGCGGTACTACCCGCTGGATAAAGTTGGGCGTAAATATGCGGAGGTTGCGCTATCCCGCCTGGGTAAGTCTACGGAAACGAAGGATGGCAACGCCGATAAGCGGCAAACCGTCGATCAGGCCAAGGCAGAACAGATCGAACACGAACGCGAATTGGCTGCGGCAAAAGCGAATGGGCAAATCGTCGCCAGTGATGCTGATGCCGCTCACCTTTTCGGCAAGAATGATTCTACAGAGCCAGACCTAGCGAGACTGCCGATCAAACCTCTTTCCGATATCCGGGTGGATGTCGATGTGCGCGATGCGGATACAGGTAAGCCGTCGCAAAAGAGCATTCCTGCCGATGTTGCAATGCGTGATGTCTCTTTTCGCGTCAAGGCGCTGGAAGATTTTATCGCCTGTATGACAGGTTAGGCATGACCATCAAATAGAGCAGTGAAAAAAATCCTGCAAATCGATGCAGGAAATTCTGAAACAAACCCTACAATCCCGCGCCAATTTAACTGGCGCGGTTTTTTTTCGCCTTCGTCTCAATTTTTCCAAGAAAGTAACGCACATGGCATCTCCTTCCTTTTGCTTGGCATCTTACCCAAAGTCCGAAATGGCCGCGCTCAAAGAACGAGTTGCCGAAGTGATGGATACGGATGGCGTCACCAAAGCCGAAGCGTACATGACAGCGGCGCATTTGATGCTCAACGAGGCGCACCAAGAACGCACAGGAATCGTTGCGCAGATCAATGCTATCGCTGCGAATGATGGACACACCGTAGATTGGGGCGAATTTGCCCCGGAAGTTACTAATTTTGTAAACGGAAGCAATTCGGATAAACTTGCGGCCGGAAAAATAAACGGTGAAGGCGGTAACGATGGACAGAACAACACTCGCGAAGATGGCGCGCGACCACTGGGAGCAGTGGCTGCCGGAGAAGACAGCCGAACTGCAACGGGCCGGGGAGTTCAACGAAGCGACTCAGACGGCAGCAAGGAAGGCGTTCGACGAGATATCGGACTTGATGCAACAGGGATATCCGGCGCACGCGGCGGAGGAAGTGGCGCTGAAGCACTTCATTCTCCTGCGACCGGAGGAACCAGACCCCGACGATTGGGAAGAGATCGAGCGGGCCGAATTGGAGAGGCGGTATCAGGACATGATGTTCGATCCGCACGACCCGGACAACGAGATCGAGCCGACCTAACACCCCGGCCAACGCCGAGCAATGCGCCATCGATCCCGGCGCAGAATTTCCGCATTACCGATGATGTCCGACTCGGTAAAGGCGGCGAAGTCGAGAAGTTCAACGACAACCTGCTTGCAATCCGCACCCTCAAAGCGATCGAGTCGGAAAATCGTCGCGCAACACCCACCGAGCAAGCCATTCTTGCGCGCTATGTCGGTTGGGGCGGTTTGGCAAATGCTTTCCCTGACCCCCTGACAGGGGAATACAAGGACGCCTGGAAGAAGCGCGGCCCCGAACTGGCCGCGCTGCTCTCTCCTAAAGAATTTGCGCTTGCGTCGCGTTCGACACTGGATTCGCACTACACGTCGCAAACCGTTGTCAACGCCATGTGGGACGCCGCGCGTCAACTCGGTTTCAAGGGTGGTTTGACGCTTGAGTCGTCGATGGGGACAGGCAACTTCCTCGGTTTGATTCCTGAAGACTTGGCGCACAACACCAAGTTTGTCGGTGTTGAATACGACAGCTTGACATCACGTATCGCGCAAGCGCTCTACCCGCACGAAACTGTATTGAATAGTGGCTTCCAGAATGTGCCGTTGACCGATGGCGCATTTGACCTGTCCATTGGTAATCCACCATTCGGTAATCAATCGTTGCGATTTCAATTCAAGCCGGAATTGAACCGCCTTTCGATTCACAATCAATTCACCTTGGCATCGCTCGATGCCGTCAAACCGGGCGGCTTGCAAGTCGAGGTCGTGTCTCGCTATCTGCTCGATGTGGCAGACGCCACTGCGCGCAAAATGTTGGCGTCGAAAGCCAAGTTGCTGGCCGCAATTCGTCTGCCGGATACCGCGTTCCGGGAAAATGCGCGCACCCAAGTTGTCACCGATATCCTGTTTTTGCAACGATTGAACGAGGCCGAACAAGGCAACATGGAAGCCGCCTTTGCCGCCGCACGCAGCAAGCCGGAACGCGATAAGGATGCAGAAAAGCAGCGGCAAGCATTGGCCGCGCAGGTTCCGGCATGGGTGAACGTAACAAAGGTTCCCGATCCCCTTGGCGGTGAACCGATGCAAGTCAATTCCTACTTCGAGCAGAACCCGCACATGATTATGGGGACGCTGGAGCGTTCTGGTTCCATGCAGCACGGGAAAGACGTTACGGTAAGGCTGGACAATGGCGGTGACCTTGCAGGCATGCTCAAGGCTGCTGTTGCGAGTCTGCCCGAAAATGTGATGGCGCAGCAGCAGAGTGCCATTGATGCGTCGATTGCGCGGCACAAAGCAATGAGCGATTCCCTGCATATCGCTCTGGAAGGAAATGAGCAAGGTTCGATCGCTTTCCACAACGATGGCAGCTTGCAGCAGGTTATCGAGCGCGAAACACCTGAAGGTGATTACGAACTGACCAAGCGCACCTTATCGGCGGCATCGCCGTGGGCACCAGACCTGTATATGAACGCGCAGGGTCAATGGTATCGGATAGAGCCAGTACTTGATGCGCAGGGCAAGAACGTCAAGGTCATGAAAGGCGACGTTGCGACCAATCGTAATTTGTACGAGCGCAAGGTATTTACGAATGAAGCCGATATACCAGCGGGCGCACTGTTGGGGCAAACGCGGTTTAGCCGTCTGAAGGAACTCGTCGGCATTCGCGATTTGCTCAAACAGCAATTGACGCTGGAAGCCGAAGACGCTCCTGCAAAGACCATCGAAACAAACCGCCGGGCATTGAATTCGGCCTACAAAAAGTTTGTGGCTGGTAATAGCTTTATCAGCGAACCGTCCAACTCTGCGCTCGTGCAAAACATGCCGGATGGCGCACTGGTTCAGGCGCTTGAGCATGGATACCGGCCTGCTGTCAACAAGGCGAAAGCGGAAAAAATTGGGGAAAAGGCGCGCGATGCGTCAGCAAAGCCCGCCCCGATTCTTTCTGAGCGCGTAGTCAGGAAGTATGAGCCGCCGACAAACGCAGATTCTCAAGCTGATGCGCTTTCCATTTCGCTGGCGGAATCTGGCCGCGTGGATATGGATCGCATCGCGTCATTGCTTGGACTGCCGAAGGAATCCGTTTCAAGTGAAATGCTCAATGCCGAAAAGCCGTTGGTTTTCACTGACCCGGAAACTGGCGATATCGTCAGCCGTAACGAATACCTTTCCGGCCAGGTGGTGCGGAAGCTGGAAGCTGCGCGAAATGCCGGATTGCCACAGAACGTCAAGGCTTTGACGGAAGTACAGCCTGAATCATGGGGCGCGGAGAACGTGACGCCGATCCTGGGCGCGGCATGGATACCGGCAAAGACATACAAAGACTTCATTGATCACATTTCAGGTGGCGATTCGCGCGTGCGTTTTTCCCCGCTGACCAATAGCTATTCTATCGAAAACAGCGCCCATATCCGTGCAAACGAGGATGAATGGGGAACGACGCGCATGTCATCGACTGCGTTGATCAATGACTTGCTCAATAGCCGTGCTACGAAAGTGCTTGATTACGACAAGAAAGGCACGCCGCATATCAATCAGGAGGAAACCGCGCTTGCGGTTTTGAAGGCAAAGGCAATCAGTAGCGAATTCAGCGATTGGGTATTCAAGGATTCCGATCGCCGCAACGCGCTGGTGTCGATGTTCAACCAGAAATTCAATACAGTCGTCAATCGCCAGCACGATGGCTCGCATTTGATCTTGCCCGGCAAAGTGCCTGATGCGGTCATTGCAATGCGCCGACACCAAAAAAATGCGATCTGGCGTGGAATTTCCGAACGTTTCATGATGCTAGATCATGCGGTTGGCGCAGGCAAGACGTTCACCATGATCGCGCGTGCGATGGAACGTCGGCGGATGGCGCTATCAAAAAAACCGATGATCGTTGTTCCAAATCACATGGTTGGGCAATTTACATCGGATGTGTATCGGCTTTATCCGGGGGCAAAGGTGCTTGCTGCTGGTAAGGCCGACTTTGAACGCTCAAAGCGTCGTAAATTATTCGCAAAAATAGCAACCGGCGATCACGATATTGTGATCGTCCCACATAGTTCGTTCTACTTTATTCCGATTGCCAAGGAAACCGAACAACGCTACCTCGAAGTCGAATTGAAAGCCGCTGAAGCGGCGATTCAAGACGCAGAGGACGCTGCAAAGGAAAGTGGAAACGATACGGGTTTCCGCAAGCCGTTTGGTGTAAAGGAGGCGGAGCGCCTGCGCGACAAGATCACAGCGCGCATGGAGATGCTCAAGGGCGACGGCACAAAGGATAACCTGCTGACGTTTGAGCAGATGGGTATCGATGACCTGTCGGTGGACGAGGCGCACGAGTACAAAAACCTGTTCTATAGCTCGCGGCTGACCGGCGTGAAGGGAATGGGTAATAAAGCCGGTTCGCAGAAGGCATTCGACCTGTACAACAAAATTCGTGTGCTGCGCGAGTCGCCTACAGGAACAATCACATTTGCTACTGGCACGCCGATCTCGAATAGTGCGGTGGAAATGTACACCATGATGCGCTACCTCGCCGCCGATAAGTTGAGCGAACTTGGTTTAGATCACTTCGACGCATGGCGCTCACAATTTGTCTCCACGGATGCGGGATGGGAGCCTAACGAAACCGGACGCCTGAAGGAAGTCAACCGCTTAGGCCGAACATGGTCGAACATGCGTTCGCTCATGGATTTGTATAACGGATTTACGGATTCTGTCAGTAACGAGGACATCAAAAAGGCATATGCCGAAGACAATAATGGTGAGCAGTTTCCTATTCCGACGATAGCTGGCGGGGGCCGCGAATCTGTCGTTGTCCAGCCCACATCAGCACAGAGTGCTTTCCTGCACAACATCATTGCAGGATTCGATGACCTTCCCAAGATCGATGACCCGTATGAGCGCAATATCGCGCGCCTGAAGCTGATGGATCGCGCACGCAAGGTATCGCTGGACGTGCGCGCCGTAGACCCAGGCAATCCAAGCGATGAAAAAGGTGGAAAGCTGGATGTCGTTGCCGATGAAATTCACAATCTCTATAAACAATGGGATTCCGATCGCGGCACGCAGTTGGTTTTCTTAGATCGCTCCGTTCCGAAAGCGAGAGAAGACGCTGTCGCCCTCAAAAACTACGATGCGTTGCTCCAGCAACAGAGCAAAGCGCTGGCAAATAATGACGACGAAGCGTTGCGCCGTGTCGGTGAAAGCCTGGAACAGTACGATCCGAACGCGATGGAGGAGATGCGCCTCGCGCAGAATGGTGGATGGAACGCTTACCAGCAAATCAAAGATAACTTGATTAAGCGCGGTATTCCGGCAAATGAAATCCGCTTTGTTCAAGAGGCCAATAACGACGCGCAAAAGCAAGCGCTGTTCGATTCCGTTAATGACGGTACTACGCGCGTGTTGATCGGCTCGACGCCGCGTATGGGTGCTGGTACAAATGTTCAGCAACGGCTGGTTGGACTGCACCACGTTGATGTGACGTGGAAGCCGTCTGACATTGAGCAACGGGAAGGCCGGATCGAGCGCCAGGGTAACAGCTTGCTGGAGAAGTACGGTATGGATAAATTCGAGGCGGCAATCAAAGCCTATGCGACCGAGCGGACGATTGACGCGAAAATGTGGTCATTGAATGCGTCCAAGTTAAAGATGATCAATGGTATTCGTCACTACAACGGGCAATTCTCAATGGATTTTGAGGATGATTCGTCTGTCAGTATGGCGGAACTGGCCGCACTTGCATCCGGTGATCCGTTACTGCTTGAGCGTGTTAAGTTGATGTCGGAAATTGACGGCCTTGAACTGCTGAAGCGTCAGCACGCACGTAAGGAATGGGGAATTATCACGCAGATCGAAGACGCGCAGCGTGATATCAAAAACATGCCGTCGATCATTGCGAAGCAGCGGGCAGACCTCGACATGCTGCAACGTGCTTTCACTGACCAGTCAGACAAAGTTGCCGAGCGCAAGATTGAAGTGGAAGGAAAGACCTATTACACCGCTGAGGAGGCGAAAAAGGCCGCGTATGCCGCGCAAAAGGAGCAACAGGCGGGCGATGAGGATGCCAAGTTCTCGATTGCCATCAATGGTAAGCGTAAGGCATCGCAAACGAGCTACATGGAAGAGGTGTCGCATGCCTTCGGAGATGCCGCCGATTTTGAAATGACGATGGACGGCGACAAGTACATCGGCAGGACGGATGCTGCGCGTTATATTGCGGAGCAAGCCGCGAAAAAAACGGTCGGCATGATGAAAGACAAGGAAATTACTGAACAGCTTGGCAGCTATTTGGGATTGCCTCTGGAAGCAACCTATAGCAAGAACTGGACGGATTACAATATCACGACGCTTGCAGTGTTGCGACCGGATGGCTCTACCTTGGCGTCTGGACAGACAAATCCGTTGGAAGCATATTCGACGAGCGGCATGCGCATGGCGATATCGACGCTAGACAACGACCTCGATATCACTCTGCGAAAGAATAATGTAGCTGATGCGGAGAAGCAACTGAAGACGGCTAAGGCGAGCCTGCCAGACTTGGAAGCACGCAGGGGCGGCGTATTTGCGAAGCAAGACGAACTCGACGCCAAGAATGCGCGCCTGGAGCAAGTAATCCAAGAACTGTCTCAGGATAAGGCAGCGCAAGCCAAAGAAGGCGACCCGCTGCAAAATGATGTTCCATTGCCAGAAGCAACGAATGCGCAACAAGCTGCTGCGCTCAATGAGGGAGTCAATGCCAGCGGCGACGCGCCGGTATTGTATTCGCGTCAAAGCGCGGACGCAAACGCCGGGACGTATCGCGAAGGTGCAACGATCAGTAGGTCTGACGCAGATAAAATTGTTGGCGGTGTGGTCAGCAGCTTTAAAAATGGACTCGCTGGTACAAGTATCCGCGTTGTAGACAGCTTCCACGATTTGCCGAAGTTCATCACGGACGCGGCGATCCGTGACAATGCCGAAAATGCCATAGATGGTGTACACGCTGATAACACCGTTTATGTGGTGCGGGATCAACACACGACCGCGAAGCAGTTTGAACAGACGCTGCTTCATGAATTGTACGGCCATCAGGGATTTAACAAGTTGTTTGGCCCGTACCTTGATCAACGTATGAATGACCTGTTTCATGCTATTGGCGGGATGAGGGGCTTGAACGATATCGCCAATCGTCACGGCATCGACTTGAGCGAATACCACGCGGCATCGGCAAACGAACACGGCGACACTAGCGAGCAGCACATCAGCACGATGATGAGCGAGCTACTAGCGCATATCGCGGAAGACAGGCCAACACTGCGCACAAAGATTCAGTCATTCCTCGGCATGCTGCGAAGCTGGTTGCGTGCGCACGGCTTCCCGAATCTGTCGTATGGCACGGATGCCGACCTCTATTACCTCCTGAAGCAGAGTCGCGATGCGCTCGGTCAGCGCACGTCGCCGTCTGAGGGCGACTTTTCGTCCGACCGTAACCTCTACAAACGGTCGTTAGGCGACGCTCTGACCCAAGCCGGGAATAGCATCAAAGAGGTACGCTTGCCTGCTGATTATGTCATTGGTGACCTATTCAACGATGCCGGTAAGCTGAACTGGTGGCATAAGACCATCGGCACGCAATACAACCTCGCCGCACGCAGCCCGTTGTTCAAGGCGGTCTACGATCGCGTGCAGAATTTCATTGGTGACGTTTCGACATACGCCAATGAAGCGGCAGACCTCGCACCGACGATCATTCCGAAGCTGGAGCAAATGTCCGATATCTGGAGGAAGTCGCCATTGTCTCCAGCCGATACCAAGGCGATCGCCGCGCCCATCTTTGAAGGGACGTTGACCTGGGCGCGTGGCATAGATGGTAAGCCGTTGAAGCTGGCTGACATGGAAGAAGCTGCAAAAACCTTGTCAGTCGCGCAGAAAGCCCAAGTTCTGCTGCGCAAGGCGACAATTGACGACGATCAAAACAAGCGCTGGCTCGCGCTGCCAAAGGACGAATATGACAGCACGATTAATGACCGTTTCGAGCAATCGGAGCTGCAAGGCGGTATCGTCTGGAAGCCGGAAGAACTGCGCTCGATTTTCGGCCTGAACGACAAACAAATCGGCATGTATCAAGAGTTCCGCGCGGCGACAGACCGCAGCATCAGGAATCTTGCAATCAGCGACATGGTGAAATTTGGCGGTCAAGACGCTGAGGGCATGCTCGATGCGACAATGGCTACCGGAAGCGTTGATAAGGCGGGCGAAATGCTGCGTGATCATTTCATGGAACTGGCAAAGAGCAATCCAGATCGCGCAAACTCGCACTTGGAGACGGCAAGCCAAATGATTGCCAAATCCGACAAAGCGCAAAACTTGATCGATCGCGGTTATGCGCCACTGTCCCGCTACGGCGATTACACGGTCTATGTGTCGCAAGGTGGTGAAGAAAAATACTTTGGCATGTTTGAAGACAAGGCCGAAGCCGCAAAGATGGCACGGCAAATGCGTGCCAACTACCCGCATGCAACGATCACGCACGGTACGATGTCGAAAGAGTCGTATAAGTTGTTCCAAGGCGTATCGCCGGAAACCGTTGAATTGTTTGGCGCGATGCTTGGCTTGGACAACAACGATGCGGCGGGCAACGAAGCTTATCAAGCGTATTTGAAGCTGGCGAAGAACAATCGCAGCGCCATGAAACGCCTGATCCAGCGTAAGGGTATCGCTGGCTTCAGCGAGGATTCAGGGCGCGTGCTGGCTGGCTTCCTGTATTCCAATTCCAAGTTGACCGCCATGAATGCCCACATGGGCGAATTGAACGACGCGATCGAGGCGATTCCAAAGCATCATGGCGAATTAAAGGATGCTGCCGTCAATCTGGCCGAACATATCAAGAATCCGCAGGGTGGTGGTTCTGCCTTGGGCGGTTTGATGTTCGCGCAATACCTGGGCGGTTCGGTCGCGTCGGCAATGGTCAACTTGACGCAGCCTTTCACGATGGCCTTCCCCTATTTGAGTCAATACGGCGGGGTAGGAAAATCGGCAGCGCGTATGCTAGATGCGGTGCGTTTGGCTGGCAAGAAAACAACCGGCGACGCCAAGCTGGATGCCGCGATGAAGTGGGCGACTGATGAGGGCATTGTGTCGCCGCAGGAAATTCACCAGTTGAAAGCGCAGGCCAACGGCAAGGGCGTATTGCAATCTGGCGACGGCACGAAATTCGGTGATACCAAGGCCGCAATCGGCAATACCATGTCGAAAATATCGCTCGGTTGGGGTAAGTTGTTCTCAATGGCCGAGTTGACCAATCGCCGGGTCACCTTCATTGCCGCATATAAGACTGCGATTGAAGAAGGTATTGCGAATCCCGAAAAGTTCGCCGCCGATGCCGTATCCGCCACACAAGGCGTCTATAACGCCGGTAATAAGCCAACATGGGGACGCACAACTATCGGCGGCTTGGCGATGACCTTCAAGCAATTTAGCATCAGCAACTTGGAATTGCTGTCACGTATGGCGACGGCGGGTGAACCGGGATCGCCGGAACGCACTGCTGGACGAAAAGGTGCGATGACGATGGCCGCTGTCCTGATGTTGCTCGGTGGTGTGAACGGTTTGCCGTTTGAACAGGATGCGGAAGATGTCATCGACGGCATCTTGCAGCGCATGGGTTATAACTTCAGCAGCAAGCGCGAAAAGCAGGAATTCCTGATCAATGCCTTGGGGCAGGATGGCTCTGATGTTGCCTTGCATGGCCTGTCTGGACTGCCAGGTGTGCCGATTGACGTGGCCGGTCGTTTTGGCCTTGGCAAACTGGTTCCCGGCACTGGCTTTCTGGTCAAGAAGGATTCGCATGCAAGCGATGTCGCTGATGTCTTTGGCCCGGTTGCAGACCTTGCCAAGCGCGCCTTCGATTCAGGCAACAAGCTGGCCGATGGCAAGGTATTGGACGCAGCGAGCGACTTGTTACCAGCATCGTTGCGCAACATCCAGAAGGGGGCCGATATGCTCAATACCGGAATCTATCGCGATGATCGCGGCTACAAGGTCAATGCCGTTATGCCGACCGAATCCGTAATGAAGATGATCGGCTTCCAGCCCAACAGTACCGATCGCGTCAAGGATGCCGACGAACAGGCCCGCGATGTCGTGGGGCAGACCAAGATGGCATCGAAAGAGATTCAGGAACAATGGGCGCAAGGCTTGGCATCCGGCGACAAGGAAATGGTCAACGATGCGCGCAAGATGCGCGACGACTGGAATGCAAAGAACCCGGACACGCCGATCATCATCAGCATGCCTGCCGTGGTAAAGCGCGTGCAGGAAATGCGGATGTCAGCATTGGATCGCACGCAAAAGACCGCGCCGAAGGCGTTGAAAGCGGCAGTCCATCGCGAACTTTCTGAGGTATAAACATGGCAGATCAAGTAATCGGCACGCCGGGAGGCGTGTCGGGCAATATCAGCACTACCGACCTGGGCAATATGTCGCATGCAGACTTGTATCGAATGCGCGACCAAGCGGACGGCAATCAGAACGCACAAAATGCGCTGGCGCCAGCGGAGCATCAGGCATTTGCGCGCGAATGGACAGAAAGTAATCCAGTCCTAGCGCCGATTTCGCTGGCGTTGGCAATACCGGCGTACACGGCAGCGAAAGCGCTAGGATTGACTAGCACAGACAGCATGTCGTCCAAGCCATCGCTTGATGAAATGATGGCGGGATACAAGGGCATTGGTCAGGGCTTAAAAAACGTTTGGGCGAAGACGTTTTACTAGGTCTGCTAGGGGCTTCAGTCTTTTTTCCGAAATTGCATCAATTCGATTACGTCAATATGCAATGTATCTGCAAGTTTGCAGATATTGAATAGGGAGGGATTGCGGATGCCACGCTCGATATCGCCGATATAGCTTCTGGCGAGGCCACTTTCGTTTGCCAAATTTAGCTGTGTCCAGCCCTGGCGCTTTCTGATCTTAGCCAGATTCTTGCCAAATGCTTGGCAAAGCTGTTCAACAGTTTCCATCGAATTCGCAACACCCAAAGCCGACGATGTTAGATATCAGCCCTCTATAAGACGACCCTGAATAAGTGTCATTATTGTTTTTCGTGGTACATTGGGTGGAAATGACTTGTATAAGTGTCATTTCATGAATGGAATAGATGTCACTAGTGGATGGGGAATTGCGTTGAGGCAACTCCTCTGATCACTTCAATGAAATTAGCAAGACGGCAAGGCTGATACGTTCATCATCTTGACAAAATCGGCCACGAAAGGTGTGATGCGTGGCGTTTTGCAGGAAAACGTTTTGCTGACCATTGTTTCCCGGCTTGTATATTTCAATGCGGGTATCAAAAAAATTGAGGAAGTCAGATGGAGAATACGGATTATTGCTGCCCCCATTGCAATAAGGAATACGAAGACGATTGGGAACTTTTGGCGAAAGATGAGTTGCACGAAGTTGAGTGCGAGAATTGTTCAGGGCTATTCCAATTAACGCTCGTCGTATGCGAGCACTGTGAACATGGTGCCTACGTGGTAACACCAAAAAATGCGGATCATAGCGAGCGCGTCGCGGCAATCCGCAGCAAGTGCAGCGGGTGTGGCAAACCCATGTTCTATGCCTGTGACGAAGACGAAGAAATATATTAGTGATGTGTATTAATTCATCTATTCCATTAATTCAAAGAGAGGAATAACTAAGAAGGTCAATAACTATCCCTGGCAATGCGTCGATGCACAAAACCTCTATTTAGGTTCGTAAGACAAGATGCAGGGAAAATCAGAGAGAATTTGAATCTAATGGATGCTATCGAAGCGATAGGTGAACTTGCTCATTGTACGACTGAGCAGGAGGCACTTGAACTAACTAAAAAAATTGTAGAAATGCTTGGCGCAAATTGGTACGTCTATACTACATCTTTGCCCGCAGAAAGTGAAGCAAGTATTGCTATCGACGGCAGCTATCGCTTTTTTATTGGATGTAGCGCCGAATTGTGCGCAATATATAAAAAGCGAAATTGGATGCTGAATGATCCATTCTTCGAGTATGCTCGGTCAAACACTGCGCCAATTGTCGGCTCCAAGGTAAAAGTTCAGACAAGTGGACAGGCTGAAATTATGAGGGTCAGTGCTCAACATGGTTTCAGAAGTGGCCTTGTGGTGCCGACGCACACAAGCATGGCTGCAAGCAAGCGAATGGGGCTGCTATACATAGGCTCGGAACTTGAGCAAGAAATCGGTGAACCCATTTTGCTCAAGAATCGTGTACAGTTTGGCGCACTCGGTCTTGAACTTTTGTTGTGGTGGATTAATCGGCTAAAAAGCCAAGCGATGAGAAGGTTCAGCTTGGTCGAGGAAGAAGTCGAAATACTTCAGTTGTCAAAAAAAGGAAGCGGCGCTGCCGAAATTGCTGCCCACTTTGATATTAAAATCGGTGCCGCATATCGGAAGCTGAATTCGATCAAAGAAAAATTTAACGTCGAACGTATTGAAAGGGCGGTGTCCGAAGCTGATGCAGTTGGATTGCTAGGCTAACCCCATCGCTGGAGGGGACGCATGAAGATGGAAAGCACGGCGGTTAAAAATGCCGGATATTTACTCTCATTGGTGCCACAACTTGCGCTTGTTGTTGGCACATATCTGAATTTTCCTTGGCTTTCGGTAGTTGTCTTTTTTGTAGTGTTGCCGCTGGTTCGATCCTTCGTCGGAAACGACAAATCCCCGCCCAACAGCCAGATGTCAAAGTGGCTTGAAATATATCTGCATGCCGTTCCCAGGTTGTATGTCTTGGGATGGTTCGTCACCCTTGTTTGGGCAATCTGGCTTTTGGCGACAGTGCGAATGAGCGCATTGGGTTACTTCGGTTTCGCGATGGGATTGTGGATCATTTGCTCACTAAACACGGCAATTGCCCATGAGTTGATCCACACACGCACGGCCAATGATAGATCGTTGGGCGTTTTGATGGATGCGACGGTTGGGTACTTCCATTTTGCTGAGGAACATTTGAGCCATCACGCGCGAAGCGGCCATGCTATCGACGGCGACGCAGCTATTCCAGGGGAATCGATCTATCAATACGCGTGGATGCGTTATTGGCGCTCCCATCGCAATGCTTCGGAATATGAGGCCAGCCGTTTGCGTCGTTTGGGCAAGAAATGGTGGTCAAATCGCCTCTTGCATAAATCTTCAATCACTCTCTTCGTTGCACTTTGTTTTTATTACTTTGCAGGCTGGATAGGGCTGGCAATATACGGATTCGAGATTGTCGGTACCGCCTTTACTATTCAAGGAATTACATATCTCCAACACTGGGGATTGTCGGAACGCGATACGCCAGAACTGGGCGATTTTGGCTATTCCTGGGATGACGGATGTTGGATGCAGGCTTGTGTCACATTGAATCATGCGTTTCATGCGCAGCATCACATGAAGATCGGCCTACCTTATTACAAACTTACAGGAATTCAAGGTGGATTAACCCTGCCAGCAGGGTATCCCATCATGTTCCTCGTCGCTCTCGTTCCAAGACTATTTAACCGAATCATGTCGTGTAGGCTTACGACTTGGCTAGACAACGTAGAGTTGCGCGACTCGTTAGAGAATCAGGCGAATTGCATAGGGTCAGGAGTGCTCGCCCGTTCGATAGCGCGGAAACCGTCGAAAGACAGATTCAGATCATCTCTCGAAAGTCTTCAGTAAATTTTCGGCTGACCATTTCAGGCCCGCCGGTGAAAGGTCGTGTAGTTCCATCATGTGCGAATTGTCGATTTTAGGATAATGCCGCAGTATTGAACGACGATATGATGGATCATAGTGGTTCTTCATTAGCCGCTCAAATAGTTCGGGCATTGCGTGCCGGTCTGCCAGTTCTTGCCACACTGTGAATTCTTCGCCGCCGACAAATTGGCGAAGGTGTTTCAATTGTTCAAGCATGGCTTGGGGGTCTTCTTCAAAATGGCGATAGTCCTCACGCCAAAGCTGCACTCGATCATTCATCGAGGCTTCAATTCGGATTGGTGATCCAAGTCGCATTGTCGAAAGCAATGCCTCTGGCAATTGAACTCTCCCGATCTTCTTGCTTTCAGATTCGATCCAAACCGGACGGTTTGTGTCGAATTGTCGTAGACGCGCATTCAGCAAAGAATCGAAATACTTTTGGCTTGGCTGTTCCACGCCCGGAATTGCGCCAAGCACAGAGCCGTTGTGCCTAGCCAAGCCTTCCAATTCAAGCACTTGTCCACCAGCGGATTCGATTGCTTTCAGTAAGCGTGTCTTGCCGCACCCAGTTGGGCCATACAGAACACGATAGCAAAACTGTGTGGGAAGGATCGTCAGGTTGTCATTGACCCAGTGACGATAAGCCTTCCAGCCGCCCTTGAGCCTATCAACGTCGTAGCCAATTGTCTCCAAATTATCAAACCACAACTTGCTTCGCTTTCCACCGCGAAAGCAGTAAACCAGAATTTTCGTGTCGTTGTCGTATTTGGAGATTGTTTCGGCGAGATGTCGCGCAATATTTTTCAGCGAATATTCAACGCCGATCTTGTACGCCGCCATCTTGTCAGTTCGATGGAGAGTGCCGACTTCAGCATATTCATCTGTATTTGCGACGGGTAAATTCACCGCGCCGGGAATATGGTCTTCTTGAAACTCGCGCTCGCTCCGCGCGTCGATTATCAAATCGTATTTGCCGAAATCCAGCATGAAAGCCCAGTCGCAAAAATGGGGAAACCTGCCAGTCTACAAAAAAAACTGAAAAGCTCCAAATAATTTACCCCATTGTTGTTCGACTGTCTCGCAGTTGACAATCCAATACTCAAGTAGGTAAGCAGCACGAAAGAAATGGGGACTGGTTCATTTTAACTATAACAGAAATCTTAATTCTATGAATGACATTAAAAAAGATTTGCTTATCGGTGATCACAGAATATTTGACGCGCAAACTTGCCAATCAACTGCATCTCCCCACAAGCCTATGCCAGTTGTCTTTATCAATCCAACTATGCTGTTGGAGTTTATTTTCTCGAATGAACATGGTGCGAAATTTTGGCAGGCCACACCGAAGGAATTTGGAGAAGTGATCTTCCAGCCACCATTTGAGGCGTATATCACTTTGGAGGATTTGAAGGATGCCGTAAGCAGCATCTCTGACGTATCCATTCACATAAAGGGCAATCCGTACTCCGACACTTTTTTTCCTTCGTCGAAAATCTACTTTCGCAACGCTCTTTCGATAGCCCAAATGGTTAAGGGGTTTTGTAAAGCCGCAGGATTGGATTGCGTCATTTCTGAAACTGGTGATATTGAAATTTTCAGAGCGAATACAGGAAGCAAGGTTTCCGCCACATACACGCTGTACAGTGGCGCAGTCGCGAAAACTTCCACCGATAAAGCGACCGTTCGTGTCACAGATCAAGTTCGAGATTTGGCAGAGCGCTCGCCTTATATGCGCTCTCGCTTTATCTGAGCAAAACCCGTTGTCGCCAGAGCCGTGCATGTAATGAGCGAGACGCGTGAAATTATTCGGATTGTTCCAACAAGTTACCGTGCGCCGAAGGATGAGCCGCTTTCACTTCGATATTTGAAGGCATGGAGGGATCGGTTTAAAAAAACGGCTGAATCAGGAGGTAACCTGGGAGCGGAAACCTGGCTGCGCATTCTTAACGCATTGCTGGACGATCCTGTTGCGTGCGACGACTGGGAAAAATTACCGAATTCAATTGCCCAGGCCGCGGCACTTGCTCAAATGGCAGAAGTGGTTTTGAGAAAAATTTTGGACGAACGCAGACAGGGCAGGAAATTTATATGTGTAAATGACTGCAATTATTTGGGGAGTGGCGATTGATCAAACCGAGAAAAATGGTGTTGGTGGCGTTAATGAGCATGACGTTCTACACCTTAGCTACACCAGTTGGGGCTGATACCGGCGATGACATAGTGGTATCCGGCCAAGACGAAGACGGAAACACAGTTCAGCTTACCTACAACAAAGATCGACTGCTAGTGCGCTCACAGATAGCGGGAGTTGGAGTTGCCTACAAATATTCTCGTGAAAATCTGCTGGCATATGCAACCGCAGACAATGGCTTTGGCTACACAGTTTCACGCGATAGAGGGCAGAGGATCACACAGATAGTGGGACAGAATTCGGCAGTAATGACAGTTACGTATGTCGGCAATAAAAAAGTGCCGACGCAAATATCGATGGTGACGTCGAACGGACAATACGTTACTCCATACGTTGAGCGGGCAGGCGCAAGTAGCACTTCTCCAACCGAATATTCCCTGCGAGCGATTGATATGCGCCTTGCAGAAATTTTCGAGGCGTATGCATTCGCATCTATCGATTATGCAGAAAAACATCGAGGTGAAAAGTGATAGACCAACCTACGGGCATAAAAACTTCGACGCAACTGTATAACTTCAGTGACGGAACTACAAAAATGATCGAGGCGGAAATTAGCCACCCCGAGCCTGTAGATAAAAGTGGTAGTCACTTTTGCTATGCGCGTGTAGACATACTGTTTCCCGCGAAAATAAAAATTCTTGGACTTGATCCTCTGCATGCGACATTTCTTGCGGCAATCTTTCTTGATACGTTGCTTTCAGCCACGCACAAAGGATATGAGGTTCGTAATGCAGATGGATCGAAATATCGCTCCACGTTGGGGCAGCGCCCCGCAGACTCGCTGCTTACCGAGCTTATCAAATGGAAAAGCGTGACTGGTAGGAATGACACGTTTTTAACAAACAGTAACGTGCTATTATAG